GTGCCATCTTTCATGACATGGGCATTTATTGGATAATCATAGTAAGTTGTTAAATGCAATCTAAGTATATCACAAAGATCAAGACAATCTATTTCACTTAATAATTTTATCCCAGACGTCATCTCTTTCGTAACTTCCACCAAATGGTAGAGTCCGTCGTTTAGAAGTATAATATCCATGAGTGCTCGCTATTTTTTTTACTAATTTATCTATAGTCATTAACTTTTGCTCCTTGGTCAATTATTTTTTTAAAGCTTGGTGCTTGAATTGTCATCTCTACATTATAGGGTTTCCATGCTTTTTTTACTAAATTAAGTTCAATTAATAAATTAGACCATTGTTTAGGTGTAATTTTAGTAACTTTAATAACAACAGTTTTATCTTTACTCATAGTTCTTTGTCCCTTCTTAATTTTTTACCATTTAAAACATTGTGGGTTACATATTTTCCTTTTTTATTTTCGTATGCAATCCATCCAGTCCATTTTGGAGTACTAGTTCGTAAAGAAGCTAACATTTTTTTAAAAGACATTCCTTCTTTTTGTTCTTTTTCTTTTCCTTGTTCACAAATTGTAAAAGTATATTTCATATTTTTCCTTTCTTTATATTAATATAGGATAATTCAGGACGTTTGTCAACGGCCTTGTCTATTATATTTCTTTTTTCTTTGTTTTTTATTGGGGTTTTTTGAATGTCTCCCAGGGCGTTTACGGGGCTTATCTCTTTCAATAAAAGATTTAAATTTTTTAGCCATCGGAAAAGACATTCAGGCGTGGCAACGCTTGATTAGTTTTACTCGTAATGGGGATATAACTTATTTTACCATTGACTTTTTGTTCTAAAGTATGATTACAAATCGTACATTTATAGTATTGGGAAGCAAGAGAAATTAATATAGATTCTTCATTGCAATTAGGGCATGTTCCATTAACAAGTTCTGTTTTAATGTGAATGCTATGGTTGGTCATTTTAAAACTATAATAGCTAAAATAGCCACAATTATGCTTATTCTAAACACCCAGTTGGCATTAATATCGTATGGACTGGGAGTAACTATTTTTTCTAATATTCTTATAAATTTATTATTTAACATATCTATCTGTGCTTAAACCTAATATAGGTTTATATTGTGTTTTACCATCTACTTTGATAGCCATCAAGTATTCTTTTCTATTTAGGTTAATATCTCTATTGTAGGACACGTGGATCCATCCTGAGTTCGGTTCTCCGGGCGTGTAGTACTCGAGGATTAATTGATCAAACATAAGGTTTTCTTTAATCCAGTCGCTCACCTTATTATTTTCAACACCAAATATTTCAAAATCGGCCGCCTGGCCACGGCAGTGCTGTGATTTGCTTGAGCTGCCAATTTTTTGTGATAAAATTTCTGAGCGATATCCCGAGCTAATCGTAACTACGTCGTCAAAATGGTCCCGCACTGGTTGCAAAACTCTTTCACATAAAAGTCTTAAGTTTTCTGTTTGATCTTCAGAAGGATTATTATCTAAGCCCATACGTTCTGCTGTTTGAGACTTAGTAAGTTCTGTTAAACTAAAATTCTTGCTTAATTTCATTTTTGTTACCCTTCCTATTATACTTCTTTTTATTTTTAATTACACGCATATTATATTTATTATCTTGTAGTTCAATTGCAATGGGATTATGTTTAATTATAGGCCTATTTTTTTTAAGAAAAAAAGCATATGCTTTCTTGTTCATTATTCAAGGATTATTTTTTTTATAGCTATAGAGCCATCAATATTTTTCTCTAATTCTGCTTTAGTTTTAATGCATTTATAGGTGACATTTGGTGTATATTGTCTCTCCGCATGACGCTTACCACGTAAGCATTGAGCCATGCCTTCTAACTGTATTCTGTGTTCCTTAATTTCTGCTCCTACAAACATAAGTAGGGCCACTACAACTTCGGTCAATGTGTGCCTCCATTTGTGTATTTCATTTCTCTATTTGCATCTTTGAGTTTTTCAATATCTAATAAAACTTTATCCATTTGTTTTCTTAAAAATTCTATATTGACTTTGTTTAAAGCCATTGATTCTATATGTGTGTTTAACTTATCAGTAGTCTTGTATAAATCCTCTATCATCATAAATTGTTCGCTATCTGCAGGAAGCGAACCAAGTTGACCCCGCGGCCACTTGATTCTAAAATCTGTGTTCTCTACTAAATCTTTTTGCATTAACTCTACTGTAGTTTGAATTTTGTTTTGCGTCTCAATGATGCCGAAGTATGCCCAGGTTCCAATCGCGACCATACAGATCAACGAGGCTACCGTCTTCATAGGCATTTGAACCGCTGCTTCTTCTGAAATTTTAAGTGCCATTAGTTATAATTATATCCTGAATTGCTTTGTTCTAATTTTTTAAATAATTTTTCGTGTTGTTCCATAATCTCTTCATCTATATTAAACATTTCTTCCATTTTCTCATCTAGCATTCTCACTTCAAATTCTAATTGTTCAACTTGTTTTTCAAGTACAACTTGACCTGTAGATAATTCAAATGTTCTAGATAAAGACCATCCTCCTAATGCAATTAGGAGTCCTACTAATAAAGTTAAAACTTTTTCCATCATTTAACAGTCCCACTTTCTTAATGATTTATTAATTCTTGAATTTGGATCTCTAGCTGTTTTTTTAGATGTTAGTTTCTTTTTCATACCACCCATTCTAGCGCAGAATGATTTTCTACGACTACTTGTTTTAGATTTTGTAGGTGCTTTTAATTTACCACCTTTATAGCTAGCTCTACCTTTGGCGTTTAATCCACCTGAAGGTGATTTACCTTCTTTTCTAGTCCACGCTGCTGTCTTAGCCATTACTTTTTTTTCTTAGCTGTCTTAGCTGCTCGTTTAAATTGTTTATCAGTTGGTGCACCTTTGGCCCCTTTTTTTCGCATTTTTTCTTTACTTCCCGCTTTTATTCTAGCACGCTTCGCATGAATATTTTCATATAGACTCATTGCATTTACATCTCTTTCCAAATAGTTTTTCGACTATTTTTTTCCACAATTTTTTTAACATTATCTTACCTCATTTTCAAAAGACATGTCTGTCGCATGATCTTTTTCTTTTTTATAAGTTCGTTTGCATTGACATCCCTCACAAGTGCATACACCATATTCATCGGCATGAAGAGTTTCATCTTCTCCACAATGACAAGGATGATGGCATGTCTTGCAAAAACTCATTATTTATCTCCGCTTGGTAACGCGCTTTTTAACCAATTAATTAATTTTTTAATTGGCCATACAATAATTGCCCAAACGCATTTTATTATTTTTTTAATCATAGTTTTCTCCTTATTCTAAGTGATTGTAAATGCGCACTTAATATGCGTGATCTGAAATTAATCAGTAGAAGTATATTAACAAATGGATTGTATCAGTCAATCTTAAAAAATAATGGATAATAGGGCCATAAGACCTACTCCTAAAACGAATCCTATAATATATTCTCTATGGTAAAGACTCCATACAGGCCACTCTTTTTTAATTTTTATTAAAGTTTCTTTAATCATGTATTTCTCCCCAATTGTCTCCACACTCATAATCTACTTTATTAGGAATTACAAGTTTTGTATTTCCAGGGAATTGTATGTTCTCCATAATTTTTATTATTTTATCTGAGTGTTCTTTATTTTTTACAGAAATATCTAATTCATCATGAATCTGAATATGGGGAACTATTCCTTCGTTATACAAATTTAACATAGCTGTCTTAGTCATGTCCGCCGCCGAACCTTGTATTAACTTGTTTAAAGCTTTATACGCATACGCTCTTTTAATTTTAGGAATAATTTTTTTCTTAATTTCTTCTTTAGTTATTTCTCCCAACTCTAATTTATATTTTTGACGTTTTAATTCTTTCTCTAACTGCGCGTGAATAGATTGTTCTTTAGCTTCAGCTTCGGTATAAGAAGGTTTGAGAACTCCCGGAGTATATTCGTCTAACTCCCATTTATTAAATCGGCATCTTCTACCTCCTATTGTTTTAATGTATCCCAAACTTAAAGCATCCCTAGTAGTAGCGTTCATTAAGCTTTTAACAAAAGGGACATTGGAGTGGTACTTATCAAATAATTCTTCCGCTTCGTCTTTAGTGTCTAAACCTAACTCAGCTTGGAGTTTAGCTTTACCCATTCCATAAAACAAACCTAAGTTAATTGTTTTAGCTTGTGTTCGGGGTATGTTGGCCATGTCTGCTACAAGTTGATGAAAATCTGCGTTGTTTTCATTAAAATCTTTAACCATTTTTACAACTGGTTTAGTGTCTCGTAATGCTTGAGTAGTAGCCGCAAAATGAACTACTAATCGAGGTTCTTGTTGGGAGTAGTCAAAGCAGCCCCACGTATGATTTCGTTCAGGTAAAAATAATCCTCTAATTTGAGGTCCTAATTCTTTGTTTCGGGCAGGAACCTGTTGCAGATTTGGATTTGAATATGAAAAACGTCCAGTTATAGTGCCACCTGAGTCACCTCTAATAGGATTTACATCTGCATGAATTCTTCCTTTATGCTCATACTTAAGTATGGTATCTATAAAAGTACTATGAGCTTTATTAATTTCTCGAGCATGCGCAATTTTCCTAACAATAGGATGTTCATGATTAGAAATAAAATTTTTTGTAAATGAAGGGGAATTACTTTTTGCTGTCCTATTATAAGATAGGCCCAGTTTGTCGAAAACTTTGGCAACACTACGGGCTGCCATTAGTTGAACATCTATTCCTGTTTCTTTTTTTATTTGGTTCAATATGTCTTTTTCTCGTGACACTAATTCTTGTTTCAGTGTATGAGCGCGTTCGATATCAACCCGTACTCCTAAGAATCGCATATCGATTAAGCAAGGGAAAAGTTGGGTCTCCAGATTAAAAACATCTTTTAATTTTTGTTGAGTAATTTGAAGAGAAAATTTATTAAATAATTTTAAAGTTAACTCAGCATCTTTTTCTGCATAAGCTCCTACAGCCATAGCCGGAAGTTTCCACATCTCTCCCTTAGCATCAACGCCAGCTTCATCGGCAACTTGAGTTAAAGCTGCTTCTGCTTTAACTTCACCTAATTCTATTAAAGATAGTGAATTTAATGAGTAAAATAGCCGATTTTCGTCTAGTAGGGAGGCCATCACCATAGTGTCTACAATATGACCATTTATTTTTATACCATAAGATCTTAACCAACACACATCGTACATAGCATTATGAAAAATTTTAACTGATGGAAGCGCACATACATCTTGAATCCAATTCATGACTTGTTTCTTATCAAAAAAATTCCCTGTTTGGTGACCAAAGGCATAATACCCAGACCATCCTTCTACGGCTACGGCAATTCCTATAATTTCTCCATCTTCACGAATAGCCCCTGATCCTTTAGATTTTAAATTAGGGTCCCTGGTCTCTAAATCAATAGCAATATATTTATATTTACTTAAATCTTTAAACTCTTCTGGAGAGTTCCATTCAATTTCAGCTTTAAACATTATTTATTCCCCATGAGTTTGTTTTTTCTTTTTTTATTTCTTTTCTTTTCTCTGGATAATCTCTATCAATAGCCATGTCAATATAATGTTTTGCTTTTAGCAAATCTTCTTTTTGATTTTTTTGTTTGTGACGACACAAATATTTTATAGCGTTCCCCTCGGCAAATGGAATATTATTTCTGTTAATAAATTCTGAAGGTTGAATCGCCATAGATTTATAGTGAGTTCCGCCTACCTGTTTTTTATATATTTCATCTTTCATATTTGATATGCATATTCTGTTGTGGGTTTTAAAATAAATAAATTCTGTTTTGCCCTTGTGGTTCCTACAAAAAATACTCTGTGAGTTTCATCTGGCTTCGTTTCGTAAGCTTCGTATAAAAATTTAGCAGCACTTTCGTGACCAAAATCACAAAACAAAACTACATTTTGGCATTCTCTTCCTTTAGATTGATGAATAGTTGTAACTTCTATTCTAGATTTTTCTAATAAATTATCTCCTCTTTCAATTAAAACTTTGATATAATCTTTGACATTTTGTGGAAAATCTAATTGCTCCCAGCTGCCCGCTACTCGCAACCCGTGATTATCTTTTAGCTCGTCTAGGTCCACTGAATTTAGATGCGAGAAGCTTTTGCCACTAGAAAATCCTCTATCTATATGTCCCTTTTTAACTTTTAAATAATTATACATTTTAGTAGCGTCTGAAGGTCTAACACTTGCTCCTTGATTTAAACGTACCCAAGTTTGATAGGCAATTAAAATTGCTTTAGGTAAGTGCTCTGATGTTTTAGAAAAATATCTAATTCCTCTAGAATATAAATGTTCGCTTGCAGTCATCGCTAGTTTATTAGTTCGGGCCAATATCATCCAGTTCCCTGTTTCAAAATCTAACTCTTCAAGATCTACATTTCTTAGAACCATCCCCTCCTCGTCTCTCGCTTCCCATTTCTTCTCTCTTCTTTGATTAATTCGTTGTAAAATAGATGTAGCTACTGAGTGCACCTCTCTCGGTACACGGCGAGATTTAACTTGCTCATCAACTATACCTTTTAAATTAATAAAAATATCAGGTTCAGCTCCTTGAAAGTTATAAATAGTTTGATCATCATCGCCAGCGATATAAGAACGCTTGCATATTTTTTCAATTTCAAAATACATATCCCATTGAAGAGGATTTAAATCTTGGGCTTCATCTAAAAAAACTACATCGGCAGAAAAACAATCTGGGTCTAGTCTTAATTTATTAGTAAATTTAATTATCATGTCATGAAACTCTATCATATGAGTTTTTTCTTTATAAGAATTTAAATCTTCATTTAATTGATGACATAAATCTATCTTATCCCATCCAATATAATTTTTTTGAATAGCGGATTCTTCTAAACTTATTTTTTTAGCAATAGCGTATTGTCTCACTGCCAAAAGAGGATCTTCGGGTGTAATTTGCCCTGTATCTGGATCCTTATATTGATTAGTATTTAAGGTTCTCCACATAGGAAATAGATTTTTAAAATCCTGCCACTTATATTTCCCATCTAATAAATATTCCTGTGTATTAATTTTAGATTCCTTAAGGCCCATTGCATGCATCGTGGACACATATTTAATATCAGCTTCGGGGAAAAGTTCTTCAATTCTTTCCTGTGCTTCTAAAGCTGCCGCCTTACTAAATGTAATATAAATAATTTGTTGAGGATCAGTACCGTCTTTAATTTCTTTTTTCATATAGTGATTTAATAATCTATATGTCTTTCCCGTACCCGGTGGTCCAGGTATTATGGTTCTTATTGCCATGGATTATCCTCTAGTTTGGTGGTAGTTGGTGGTGGCCTATCTAAATTAATTTTTTTTAGAGAAAAAGAACGAACGGTTTTTTCATTAATTTTAGGAAAAGCTTCCTTAACATCAAAATGTTGTTGGAGTAATCGTATAGTTTTTTGGCGCGGGTAAGTTTTATCCGCCCATTTATTTCGTAATAAATATTTCCAAAAGCTTTCAAATTTAAAATAAGTTATATCATTCTCATCATTATATGAAATTCCCCTCAGTATATCTTTCAACTCTTTTCCAGGAGTTTTGTTAATAAAATCTGCTAATAGTTCTTTTAATTGAGTAAACAGTTTAGTTGATTCTGGTGCTTTTACAGGTTCTCCTAATTCACTAAATAATTTTCTTAACATTTTTCTCCAAATAATTTTAGCCACTGGCATCATTGGTTGACCTATTTGTTCTAAACATGCCACAGAAAAAGACTCGGCATCATGTAAAGTTTTAGCATCTACTTCTACACTTTGACCGTCTATATCTACAAAATACATTGGAGGATCTGAATCATATTTTCTTATTTGTTTTATTTCTGGGGCAGGTGCATCATCCCCCACGCCATATTTACGTGTGACACATGTTTTAGAATCGCAATGTGCTTCAATAGGAGGTTGTTTACATTTATAATTATAATCTTTATTAGAAACTGATACTTTTGTTTTTTCTAGTTCGGTGCTTTCAATAGGAGGTTTAAAATATTTTATATTATATTCATTCATTTTAGTTTGCCACTTATTATTTTCTGGATAACGTTTTTTTAAATAAACTCCCACGTTATACATACAGTCATTTCTCATTCCTTCTGTTACTCCCATTTCTAACAAAACAATTAAACATGGTGGCATTTCTTCAAAGTCATTATTTGCTTCTGGTCTTTTTATTTTAAATTCTCTTAGTTGTTGATCTGTTAAAACCACTTCATCATAATGATTAAAAAATTCCTCTATACTTAAAGATTCTCCTGTTTTACTAAATGCATATCGCACAGTATTTTTAGCATTATGATAAGGTAAATTTAAAAAACTACCTGTGTCACCTCTATCTACTCTAATTGAATCTTGCTTAGGAAAAATTTCTGCTTTGGCTAGGCCTAATTCACTCGCCATAATTTTTAATTTTTCTCGCATTAATTTGGCTGGGACAGGCACTGAAGTAAACAAAAATAAATGGGCCCCTCCGGATTTAGATCTAAGTGGAGTTAAAGGAAAATTGCGTTTAGCTAAATCTAATGAAATTTGTTTATGATCTAAGGGATAGATATCCCAATCTATACAACCCCATATAGTAGTGTTGTCTCTTCTAATAGGAATAATACCTAATGCAGGATCTTTGCCTTCAAGGTGATCTCTCCACAAAGAATCAGTAGGAGGTTGAGCAACAGTAAAAGATTTAGTTTTATGTTTTCCTTTTTCAGTATACTCGTCCGTCTTTTTTGTCTGACCATATGCAATATCTAAGCCATTAAAAATTTTTTTAAATTTCTCTATCATCTAGTCTTTCTGAGGGGCGGTATCCAGTCTCCCTTCACCGCCCCCTAATCACATTATTTGCTAGCAAATGAATTGTGAAACTTTTTAGCTCTTTGATAAAGAGCTGAATCGTCTACAACACCTGCATTAGATACATTAAAGCCATACCATTGATTACCTTTGCCTGAATTTAAAACAGAGGTTAATAAATACTTATGACTATAAGTTGCAGGAGTATATGAACCATTCTTACCATCAAAAGTAAGAGAGGCCATCATGGAATTCCATTTACGACTTACTTTACCTTGAGAAGAACTCATTGATATAAGAGCAGGTTCTGTAATATTTCCATCTAAGATTAGAACAAAGTGCTGACCGACAGTTAGAATATACATTCCATTGTCTAGTCTGTCTTTTCCTCCAGAATCTTTAGTTGTTTTAGAAAGAATATCAGAATCGGCATCATATATATTCTCTGGTCTACCAGAACCAGTACCAAAATCTGCCCACTCTTGAAATTCAAGTTTGTAGTAGCATGGTATTACTTGTATTCCTTTTGAGCCGTCGTATATTTTTCTCGTTACGGTATTAAGGAACATTCCCGGTTCTGCACCTTCCACGTAATTTTGATTACGTTTCTGCGCTTCTCCCGAGCTGTTTTGTAAAAGTTTTAAGATAGGTAAAGCTAAACTTTCTGTCTTTACATTCTCTAAACCTTTATTTGAATCATCTTCAAATAAAATATCTGAAGGAAGATTCTCTTTTTTAAGTGTCACTTGCTTATCGTTTGTCATGTTATCTCCTTGTTATTTTTGTACTGTTACCCGCGTAGATTTTAAACAGGTCAGAAGGCATCTCTTGTCCAGCCTCCAGACGCTCTCTGACCAGTGCTTTTAAAGTTTGGACATGAACGTTTTCTTTCTGGATAGGTTCATAGCCCTGCTCTTGTGCAAGGGTAGCATAAGCTACTGCCTTGTTGTCTTCGTCACGACCAAAGGTAACAGTGATATCATTTTTAATAATATCACCTAAGCCGTTTTCTCGAAGCCATGTAAAAGCTTGTCCTCTACGTGCAGTAAAATCTTCAACAGATTCTTTTCTGCCTTGGGACAAAGATGCAGAGTATATTGGTTTAATCTCTATTGACTCCCCATCTTTTAGCTTTAATTTTGTAATATTCATTTCTTGCATCATCTTAGGTATCTCTATTTCCGATAATGCTTTTGCTTGCTCTTTTAATTTAGAAATGCTTTTAAGAGCATTGTCAATTTCATCTTCTAAATTTTTTAGTTCTATAACTTTTGTTGATAAAGATTCTGCGGTACTTATTTGATTAACAGATTCAACTCTATCATCTTCATAATTTATTGTCATATTTTTGCCTTTCGTATTTTGTATATAAAGCAATAAATATAGATGTCAACTATTTTTGATGAATATTTATTTCTATAGGATAATAAGTTTTTTCTTGTCTGTCCCATTTTAATAGTTTGTATTTTCCGTTTGTCATTTCACATACAATTGAACATACTACACCTATTATTGCTGGATCACCTGAAAGTAGTAAAAAATCTTGTGATGTGTAATTTTTTAGAAGAGTTCTAAGTTTTATAATTAAAGGCCCTGGTGATAAAATTAATTGAGAAAACTCTGGTAACATGGTTATAATTTCTCCATATTTTTGTGCACCTAATACATTATATTTAGGTTCTAATTTAGAAGTTCCTGGAATTTCTTGTATGAGATAAACTTTAGGTTTTGTATCTTGTGTTAAAGAATTTACGTTTTTTTTATATTCATCTATTTTCATTCCACTCCAAACTTTCGTGAGCAGTAACATTAGTAATACCTTCTCCTATGGAGGTAGCTTTCGTTCACACTCTCACTGCTCTTTCGTGTGTATCTTTCTATTGACATCCTTATATTAGTTAGTATATAATGTCAAATAGAAAGAAAAGGAAATTATGTTTTACAAATTTAAAACCAAGCCATATGCGCATCAACTTAAAGCGTTAGAAATGTCTTGGGACAAAGAAGTTTTTGCCTATTTTATGGAAATGGGAACAGGGAAATCTAAAGTTCTTATAGATAATGTTTCTATGCTTTATGATAGAGGAGATATTAATGGTCTTTTATTAATTGCTCCTAAAGGAGTATATAAAAATTGGCACACAGGAGAAATCCCCACTCATATGGCGGATCATATTGAGAAAAAATCTGTTTTGTGGACAGCTTTAATTACTAAAGAAAAACAAAAAGAGTTAAATAGTTTATTTGAAACTGGTACAGACTTACATATTTTGATTATGAATGTAGAAGCTTTTTCTACTAAAAAAGGCGTAGAATTCGCTGCAAAATTTTTATCATCACATAAAAGTTTAATTGCCATAGATGAAGCTACCACTATAAAAAATCCTTCTGCTAAAAGAACGAAAAATATTTTAAAAATATCTCAAGATTCTAAATATAGAAGAATTTTAACTGGTTCTCCAATTACTAAGTCTCCTCTAGACTTATATACTCAATGTCAATTCTTAGATCCATGGTTATTAGGTCACCACTCTTTTTATACTTTTAGAGCGCGGTACGCTGTAATGAGAAATATGAATTTGGGAGCTAGAACAGTGCAAGTAGTAGTAGGATACAGGCATCTAGGAGAATTATCTGACAAACTAAAGCCGTTTTCATATAGAGTTTTAAAAGATGATTGTTTAGACCTGCCACCAAAAACATTTATGAAAAGAGTTGTAAATCTTACACCTGACCAACTCAAAGTATATAAACAAATGAAAAACACTGCGTTAGCTTTTTTAAATGGAAAGTCTTTAACAACTAACACAGTTTTAACCCAATTAATGAGATTACATCAAATTACTTGTGGTCATTTTGTGTCTGATGATGGAACTATACAAGAATTGCCGTGTAATAGAATAGATGAATTGATGGATATTATAGATGAAGTAGAGGGTAAAGTTGTAATATGGGCTCATTATCAAAGAGATGTGCACCGTATTATACAAGCTTTAAATAAAAAATATGGGGAAGGTTGTTTTGTAGATTATTATGGGCTTACCCCTGACATTAATCGTCAAGAAAATATAGAAAAATTTCAGAACGATGAAAAATGTCGATTTTTTATAGGAACTCCTCAAACAGGTGGATACGGTATTACTTTAACTGCGGCCAGTACAATGGTTTATTTTTCTAATGGTTATGATTTAGAAAAACGTCAGCAATCCGAAGCAAGAATCGATCGTATAGGTCAAGAAAAACCAATGACTTATATTGATATTATATCAGAAGATACAATAGATGATAAGATTGTTTTAGCTTTAAGAAAAAAACAAAACATTGCTTCTCAAATTATGGGCGAAGAGTTAAAAAATTGGATTTAATTAAATAGGATTTTATAGGATGAAAAGTATTTTTTGCCAAAAATTTTATATCAAATTAAAGGTCTTGTAAACCGGTTTCGCGGTTTAAATATTTATACTCAATTTTGTGAATATTGAAATCGTCCATGATTTTTTTACAAATGTTAGTATGGTTAAAGTTTCCGCATGAATATACATCAAACTGCATTAGTGCTGGGTTTGGTTCATCCCATACATGCATTACAATATGTGAAGTTTCTATGACGGCAATACCAGTAATACCTCGATTACCTTCCATTGAACAATACTTAACGTAAGGACCCATCATTACTTTCATGTTAATAGATTCAATAAAATCTAACATCCATGTTTTTAATTGTTCCTCATCTACAGGGGGGCGAATGGCTTCAGCACGTACAATAAGGTGCTTATGTACGAGCAAACTATTTTTCATTGAATTACTAATGTAATTATTACATATGCCATTCCGGAGACAAGAGTTCCTACGGATACCAATAAAATACTTTCTATTCTATCTATTTGTTTTTTTAAACTAGAAATTTTTTCATGAGTTTGTTTTTGCATAATTCTGCAAAGCTTTTCATGTGATTCTATTTTTTGTAATGCATTATCTTTGGCCATTATGATACTAGTCCTCTACTTTGTTTTCTTATTAATTTTTCAGCAGGCGATAGGTATACCTCTTCAGTTCGAGTTAGTCCAGATGCTAACATCTGATTATTGACAGGGACTTTAAAGGTTCCAGGGTCAGGCATTGGAGTGTTAGGCAGAGGAGCAGTGGAGCTTGTTTGAATTGTTTCTTCCATTATCTCTTCTTTTTTGGGTAAATATTGATTTAAATTTAACTCAAAAGGCTTATTCAAATCTTGTTTATACATGTCATCATAGATTTTATTAAGGATAGGTTCCGCTGCATCAAAAGGATTAGGTATGCCTGTCTCTGCTGCAATATCATCCAATCTTTTAATAATATTTTTGCCAGGGAAGAATGGTCGTGAGTTGCCATCTAATAAATCCCCTAATATTTTAGTTGACATTCCTCTTTTATCAAAAATTTCATAAAGTTCATCTTCACTTACACCTAAGGTTTGAGCTTTATTTAATATTTGTTTCATCTTTCTTTGAGTATTAAATAAAGCTTTGTTAGCTAAAAAAAATCTTTCAATTAAATCTTGAGGAGTCCGTGCTTCTCCACTTAACACACCATATTTACCACTAGTAAATAATCCTCTATCTTCCGACTGGCTTTTTTGAAATTCATATAACCTAAACGCTAGTCCTTTTTTAGGATTAACTTTGATAGGTCTCATTCCAAATATGCCTGCCATTTCAGGTCCTATCTCATACATTTCAGGACCCTTACCAGGTTTCCCTGTCATTGCTTTGTAAGTTCGTTGAAAAGGCTGAGTAGTAGGCATTAAAGTTTTTCCTAGATGTTGAAAAATTAACCACATTCTTTCAGTGTCAGGAGTTGAGTCAGTATATAATTTTTTACCTTCTCTAGTCACTCCATTTCTAGCTGCAATATCCATGAATGCTTCTGTAAAAATAGATTCTGAAATAAAAGGTTCTGCGGTTTGACCGGCTGCAGAAACTATTCCTTTTATAAATCCTTTTAATAAAACATCTTCATTTTCAATACCTTGTTGAATGTTTTGTAAAACAGATTGAAAAGGCCTTGTTAAAGTATCATAAACATTATTTCTGCTCCAATCTATATAATAGAATTGTCCATCTGTTGGATCTTTCATTATAATTTTTTGAGAATCTACTGCCCACGGAGCTACAAAAGCATTGACTGCGTCTGCCTCTTTGTCGGACACACCAAAAATAGCTTTGGATCCTTCTATTAATCCTACCGGAATAGCTGCAGAGGCAAATGTCATACCAATTAATCTTTTCATACCTATACCTCGAGTAACTGGGTTTTTAATTTCTTTCATCGCTTGATTAAAAACACCAAACCCTGTTCTAAATATTTCTGAAGGCCAAGACATAAAGTTTCCAAAGGGAGACATTCTCGCTGCTCGAACAAACTGCCCGACTCTTGCATAGTTAGGCACAGTGTTTTTTACAATTTCTGCTGCCTCTTCTTTTAATTGCACAGCTGCATTAGGTCCAAGCTTTACTCCTCCCTTTTCATAAGCTTTCTTTAATCGCGCTAACTCTACTTCAAAATTATATATTTTCCAGAAGTCATCCTCAGCTACGTATAAATCTTGAAAAAACTGTCCTGTTTTTTTAACACCTTTACTTATATTTTTTCCTAAAGTATTAAGCATAGGTAATAACACACTATCTGTGGCTATATTTCCTTCTCCAAACCTAACATCTCTCATTAAATTTCTTAAATCTCCTAACCGAACGTTAGTATTTACCACTCCTAAGTCTAAATATTCTCTGTACTTAGCCATAGCTTCAGGCTCCCTCATCCCTACTTGAATTACTTTTCTCGCGTTGTTCATAGCTTCCGCTATTAATCGTGGATCAGTTAAGATGGTTCCATTTCCTACAGCGAAAAACCCGGAGCTTAAAAAATTTCTAATGTGTGTAGGAATTGATAAAATAGTTTTGGCAAATTGAGCACCAGCTTTAGGAGTTAATAATAAATTTCTCCACACCCACGAAAAAGTTTTACCTAAAGGTCCACCTTCGTAACCTGGTTCTCCTCTCATAAAAGATTGAAGTTTTGATACTGAATCAAATCCATCAGCAATTTCTTTACTTGTCCATATGTTTTCGTCGGGAAAATATTTTCTCATTCCTTCAGGCATTTCTACTATTGTTGAGTTAGGACCAAAAGCTTCCTTAGCAGCTTTAGGAGTAGCATGAAAAAAACCTCGATCTCCATAAGTAGTTTGAGGTGTAATTTTTGATTTAATTACATTGTCTACGTCCTTCATCTGTTGAAACATCTGCCCTCTTCTAGTTATTAAAGAAAGTCTATTCATAGTTTCGTATATAGAGTGACGAGCATCTTCTATTTCACCAAATAATTCTCTAAAAGCTTTACTTCCTTTACCAATTATTTGAGTTTCCTTTTTTCCATCGGGTAAATTTTTTTCTAAAGTTTGTGCAAAAGTTTTTAAATTAAAAGCGTTGTCTGCCCCTTCAGTAAGGTTAGGATATTTAAATGTAGGAAGATAATCTCTTTTAGGATCCATTCTTCGTACTTGATTAACAATTTCATTAACAAATCCTTCAGCAGTTTCAGGGGTAATAGGTTGATTATTTTTGGCTGCATATCTTACAAATATATCTTTAACTTTATCAACTGCTTCACGTGTAGGTTTAAATTTCTGAAAGAATCCGGCTTCACTATTACTAAATATTTCAAACGTATTATTAATAGAATTTTTAACTCTATTACCTAAGAGTTGAGATAAATCTTCTGTTATATTTTGTGGTAAATCTATGACTCCGGGTGAGTCTGTAGCTTGTCTAATCAACTCAATAAAATAGTTTCTGCTATTACGAAGACCATCTACTACTGTTTTAATTGCTTGCGGAGAAGCTCCTCTTCTACTCATCGTATCTACAATTTTAAGTAATGATGTTTCGTCTATTCCCTTATTTAAATTTCCAGAAAATAAACCATCATTTAATATTTTTAAAAAATCTTTTCGTTCTTGTTTATTAGCTGATAAAAAAAAGTTTTTAGTTTCAGGAAAAATTTTACTTATTTCTTTATCTATTCTTCCCACTTGCTCTTTGGCAAAATTAGTATCTACCATTCTGCTAGCTTGTTCTTGAGATTTTGCTAGGGCTTGTTCTCTAGGTTTATATCCTCTAAATCTAAATGCTCCTGCAAGTTTATCTACTGCTCGGTCAATAGCTGAATCACTGTAAACTTTATTTTTTCCATACTTTAATAAAGAGCCTGCTGTTTTTCCTACTCCATATACAGCTAACGTAGCAGGTATAGCTTCTATTCCAAATTTAAGTCTATTAGTTAATTTTCTAATAGCATCTGCGCTACCGCTTTCTTGTTCCTCTCTATCAAGTTGCGTAGGACCCATTTCTAAAACATCTCCAAAGCTTCCAATTTCTTCTACGTCAGCAACTAAAGTTTCTCCCGCTGCGCCCCCAGCAACAACTGCTGCAAATTTTTGTTTACCAGTTAAAGCATTTAATCTTTTTGTTTCCCTTAGGCCTTTCTGTAAATTAGGCGCCGCACTATTTAAAAGTGTTCCTTTTCTTTTAGCACTTAAAGCTTTAGTAGCTAATTTAGTAGCTGCTTTTGCACCAAGAGCTCCCGGAATACCAATAGAAACTAGAGCTTCAGTTAGTCTTCCCACCGCTCTTTCTCTAGCTATCTCTTCAAAAGGATTTAAAGTATCAAAAAATTCTTCTACTTGTGCCGCTGTGTTAGTATCTAAACCTAGATCCACTAGCTCTGCTCCTAAAGAAAAAATTCCTTCAGGTACTTTCAGGACTCCAGAAGCCACTCCTGCTATGGCTGCATCCATATTACTTATCTTTTGATTTTGTTGAGCTTCGGGGGTTAGTTCTAAATCTTCACCAGGAACTCCGGGGTAAAAAAATCTTCCCATTCCTAGTAATGATAAAGCAGCTTCGTTTTTTGGACCTAAACCTGACTCTTTTATTTGAACAGTTTCATCAACTGTTTCTTCAGGCTTATCTTTTTTTTGATTTTTTAGCCACTCAAGATAAGAGTCCGACATTTTACGACCCCACTGATTCTATGAACTGAAAATCCTCATCAAAGAAGAAAGTATTTCCTCCTTTTTTATACATATAGGAAGCATTTGGCGGACGGGTTGGGTTGCCTTCTAATTTATTTTGAATTTTATAGAAGACATATTCTTTTATATCTCCTCCTGTTTCAGACACCGCTTCTTCATCAAAAAAGTCTACTTCGCCAAAAGTAATTGGTTTTCCGTCTGGTAAGGTTAAATTATTTTCTAGAATATATTTGTGAATTTCTTTTTTCATTTTTTTTATTGAGTTCCTCGCTTCTTTAGCGGCGATAGATTCTTCTGGATTTCTATCTGGTACATTTCTATTTATATCTTCTAACGGATAATAGTCATCTAAAAAACCATAGTTAGTATCTCCATCATCTAATTGCAATCTATGAAATTCATCATAAATTAACTCTTTTTGTTCATCCGTTAAATCTCCTACAGCAATATCCCCAAGCCCTACTAAGTCTTGAGCAAAACCATAATTAGTTGTAAGAGCTGTTTCATTAGGTTTCGTCTGTTTAGTTATATATTTATCTTCAAATAACATTAAATCTTTTTTATCAGTTATGGCTTGTCTTCTTTGTTTATCTTGCATCTCTAGTTCTAATGCCATTCCCTTAATTTTTTCATTTCTATTATCCATAGCAGCTGTTTCTGATAATAAGGCCTCCGTTGGATCTGCAGATGCTCTTGCTATATTTTGTAATAGACTACCACCTGTTTGGTTCGCCAGTGCAGGACCAAATCTTGCTAAAAAATTATAAAGCCTGTTATCTTTAGGTTTTCCCATTTTTTCTCTAATCATTTCTTCGAAATTAATATCAGTTACTCCCTTATTTTGAGGCTCAACACTAGTTATTCCTTTGCCTTGATTTGAAGGCAGTTGTTGTGGTTGTTCAAAAGGTAAAAAAGGATTTCTATCTGGTATCTGTTCTGAATCTACTGAGCCGAGGCCTGCATAACCTACTCTAGTTGTAAGGCCACCTCTTCTAAACATTGGTCTTTTAAAAACATTACTCATTACTCTCCTTTAACCGCTCCATATATACCACCTAAAGTACTACCTAAAGAAAGAGCTGTTTGTAATGGTCCCATTTGAGGAGAGCTCATTCCACCTGTTCCAATTGTTTGAGCTGGTACTCCTCCTGCTAGACTCGCAAGACCAGTACCTAAGAAAGCTGTTCTTTCATATGGTTCGTAAGTTTTTATTCTTTGCGCTTGTCTTTGTGCGTCTTCTACAGCTTGTCTGTATGCTAAATCACTACTTCCTGCTGCTTGCAATGCGGCAGCTGATTGTCCTGCTAATGCTGGTTGTAAAGTCGCTAAGTTTTGCTGTTGTCCGAATGCTTGATTCGCTAAATTCTGTGCTTGGCCAAAACCTGAAGCTAGGAGTTGTGCTTGCAACGCCGCTCTGTTTTGATCACTTTTAGTTTGAAATTGTGCTCTCTCTACTCCTTCTCTGCCACCTCCGAATGCTCCTGATCTTACTGCCCTGTCAGCTATTCCCTTCATTCCTCTTTGAGATTGTAAATCATATTCAGTTAAAGTAGCATCTACTACATCTTTTTGGTAAGGAGACATAAATTGTTGATATGCTTGTGGTCCAGAGTATGATGCCGCTGTTTTTAAGTAAGGCTCATAACCTGCTATCCCTGTTCCTGCTGCAATACTTTTAACTCCCCCTGTGGTTGGATCAAAAGTAATAGCTCCTAATCCAGCTTGTCTAGCTAAATCTTGTTGAGCTGCTTGAGCAAATTGAGATTGTCTTTGAACTGCGGGCGCAAATTTAGAAGTATCAATAGGTTGACCTACGAGACTTTGTAAACCTCCCGTATAACCTTTTTGTGCTGCTTCTAAGAATGCTGGATTGGCACTGGCCATTAAACTCTCCCCCCTTTTTCTAATTCCTGCATCACATCATACATGATTTTGGAACCTTTTTCTACATCTCCGCCACCCGCTCCTCGCACCGCGTCGGCTGTAAATACAAATTCATTGTTAGATAACATTGCTGGAACATCATCTGCTTTTTCTTTTACACCTACTGGAGGAATAAAACCTCCACTATCTCTTAAATCTAATTCTTTTATGCCTTTACTATTAACATTAATAGGAAGGCTCTCGATGCCCGCTGCTTCTTCCACAATATCACCAAATTTATATTTCATTCTTCCACCGTGGGCTGCACCTGCTCTCGCTTCTGCTTTAAATTGTTGAAAGGACATTGGTTCTAGTCCCATTTCTTCCATCTCGTATACATATTTGTTATATTCTTCTATTAATAAAGGATCTTCTGAACCAGAAGATACCATCTGGGTAATACCACCCTCATCATACTTAATTCTTCCCCCGTGAGCCATAAATTTCTGTGATAATCTTTCAGCTTCCTCATTAAGCATGTCCATTTCTTCAGGTGTTAACAACTCAATTGGTTTTCCAAATAATTCTAATGCTAATTCATTTCTTGAATCGTCAATACCTGGGTCTGAGGCCATCTGCATTATTCCTTGCCCTGCAGTTGGGGCTCTTGTTTCATCACCGATGCCACCTGGATCAATGCCGATGACTTCATAATACTTATCACTATCGTAAGCTATTTCACCAGCTTCCTCATAGCCATAACCATACTCGTCCATTAATAATTCTATTCTTTTAATGTACCAATCAGGACCAGCCATCTGGCCTTTAATTTCTTCCATATCGTTAACAACAATTTCTTTGTTAGGAGTTTTTATTATTGCTTCTTGATCTGCTATTACTTCCTCACCAAATTTGTATCTTGTTCTACCACCGTAAGCCATATTTTGTGAAAGTTGTTTTCTAGCTTCTTCGATTGCTTCTTGTTGAGAATAACCTGCCTCTCTTAATTTTGCTACAAGTTCCATAAATTTGTTTTCGTAATCTCCACCAGCAGCAAAACCTATTCTTCCACCTTGAGCCAAATCTTCATACTCTACTACATTCTCATCTATAAAATCTTGTGTTTCTTTCGCTGTATAAGGATTTTTACTTGGATCTCTTAATGGATCAAACTTGCCATACTGTCTAAGATATCTTCGCATATCTCTTCCTCTTTTACCCATGTCTCTTTTGTAAGTTTCATAATAAGGATCTGGTACATCCTCAGGAAAAAACTTTTCTTTAATGTAGGATCCTAACATTATAGCTGGAATTGCTTTTTTAGGATTACCTAAAAAGTCTGTTGCCTTAGTATACATTTCACTTATACCTCCGCCCGTTTTTGGACTTTCAGGAATGCCTCCTGGGGCACCTGAATATTTAGATTTTTTCATCAGGTTCCTCAACGTGTCCATAGTTCGATTAGTGCCTCGCTTTGGCAATCTGGAAGTAATAGCATCCATAATTCTTGACTCACCAGTAGATCCTAATGCCTGAGTATTGAATGCACCTCTTGCAAAATCTCCCATTGCATAAGTTCCAAGCCCTTGTTTTAAAGCATCACTGAGACTTCCTGTTTGATCTAGTCTACCAAGACCACGCATTGCTGCCGCAATACCCGGTTGAAATGGCGCAACGAACGGAGCAGCTTTAACTGCTACATCTGCTAATTCATTAGGAACAACCTTTCTAACAATTTCAATTGCCGAATCTTGAGCCTCTTTTCTTTTTCTATTTAAATCACTAAGAATTCCCATTAGTTTGTTGTAGCCTCCTCTTGCCCATTAGCTTTTTCTTTAGGATTTTCTTTTTCTTTTTTACGTGCTTCAAGAACTGCTTTGTAAAAAGAAGGAAAGTCTCCTAAAAATAATTTAGAACCTACATGTCCGCATGTCATCTTAGTATGAAGATAACATTTACCTCCTGTATCCTTCCATTTCTTACATAGAGTAGAATCTTCTCCCAACAATTCGCCTTGCTCATCAATAGAATATTCAAAATACATTTTATTTTTTCTGGCGCTGTCTTTTCCGTTAGTGTAAGGCTTTGAAACTTTATCAATAGCTTCCATTGCTTTTCTAGAAAGTTTTAAAAATCCAGTTCCAACAACAGCGACTTCTAAAAGAGTCTTCTCCTCATCAAAGTAAGTAGGATTTTCAATATCTCCTTCTACTTTAATGGCATAATCAATAGTGTCATCACTTTTTTTTCTTGCTGTTCCTCCAACAAAATCTAACTTGTTTTCAATAAGTTCAATTACCCAATCTGGGTTCCACATCATGTCGGCATCAATAAAAATAATATTATCAAATTTACCTTCAATAGCTACTTTCATTAAATCATTTCTAGCTCTAGGTAGCATTGCATCATAGCCAACAAATAAATGTTGAACATCATAACCTTTACTTGCTGCTAGTGGTAATGTCTGTAAAAGTGAGTCTACGTAAAATGCTTCTAGCTTTCCATCCATTGTAGGAGTTGCGAGTAACACTTTTATTTTTTTATTTTTTTCTGTCATATTTTTCCTTTTTGTTGAACATTCAACTTATCCCATATTAGGATATTAATCAATTCTCCTTTTTCTTTTTCTTAAGAAGATCAATTTCGGCCTGTTGTTCTTTAAGAGCTTGAACTAAAATAGGTAATAATTTTCCATAAGCAGCTTCTAAAGCCTCTGGATTTTCCTTATAAACAATATCTAAATAATCTTCAATTCCATGTTTTTTTTGAGCGTCATCTAAATCTTGAGCTAAGAATCCCATATCTTTTTTTCTTCCACTTATTCCATCTCTTCTATCCCAATCAAATTGAACTGGTTTTAAATCTTTAATAAATGCAGTTGCATTGGAAAGTGGTTTAATTTCGGTTTTATCTCTTGCATCTGATAAAGCGGTAATAGATGTAACTTGACATCTTAAAGTAGCAATAGAGCTATCTCCTAATGTAATTTCATTGTCTACAGTAGTGCTACTTGGTTCTGCATTAGCTCCAATGACGGTATTATTATCTCCATTAGTGCCAGTATTGTTTGCTTCAAATCCAATAGCAGTGTTATTAGTTCCACTTATATTTGAAAGTAAACTTCCATATCCTAGGGCAGTATTTTTTTCACCTGTAGTATTATTTTCTAAGGTAGCGTGCCCAAACCCTGTGTTGTACCAAGCAGTAGTATTTTCTTTTAAAGAATAAAAACCTACTCCACAATTATATTTTCCAATCGTATTTTCATACAAAGCCCTGTAGCCTATGGCCGTATTTGTTGTACCTGTAGTGTTATCTTTTAAAGCATCTTTTCCTATACCAATATTATATTGACCTGTAGTATTGGAATATAAAGTGTCGTATCCTATTGCAATATTGTGAGAGGCAGTAGTATTATTATATAAACACTGATTACCTATAGCTACGCAATAAGATCCTATGGTATTAGTATACATCGAGCTTTTTCCTAAAGATACATTTAAGGTACCTGTAGTATTATTAACCATTGCATTCGTTCCTACGGCAACGTTGTCAGCTCCAACAGTGTTATCAAGCATTGCTTGATAACCAATTGCTACATTTCTACTACCCGTAGTATTATAAAATAGTGCTTGGTATCCCACTGCTACACTCGTGTGACCACTAGTATTAGAGTATAAAGACTGACGTCCTACTGCTACATTGTCATAACCTGTAACGTTAGTTACCATTGCAGATTCACCAACAGCAACATTACTAACTCCTGTTGTGTTAGCATAAAGAGCCGTTGTTCCTACCGCAACATTATTATTTCCTGTAGTATTAGCCTGTAAAGTTTGGTTCCCTAATGCAGTGTTGTAGTTTCCATAGGTGTTTTTTGTTAAAGCTTTATAACCAAGGGCATTATTATATTTTCCTGTAGTGTTTAGCTCTAACGCTCCTTGCCCAATACCGGTATTTGCTACACCTGTAGTATTGGTAAATAAACATTTATAACCTATTGCTACATTATTGGCAGCTGTGCTGTTATTGTATAAACATTGATAACCAACCCCTACATTATAGTTTCCTTCGGTATTATTTTGAAGGGCTGAGGTACCTATTGCAACGTTATTAGTTCCTGAAATATTTTCTTTTAAAGCAACATACCCTACTGCTACATTGTTTTCACCCGTAGTATTTTCAATTAAAGCTTGATACCCTATGCCTACATTGTATTGAGCTGTAGTACTTTTTAATAAAGCTTGTTGACCTATGGCTATATTGTATTGAGCTGTGGTATTAGCTTTTAAAGCCTGATAGCCCACTGCAACATTACTATTACCTGTAATATTCTCTTTTAAAGATTCAAATCCAACAGCCACATTACTATTACCAAAAGTAGTCATCTGCATAGCATTCATTCCTATGGCAACATTTTGTTCGCCGGTAGTAGCTGTCTGTAATGATGCAAAACCAATAGCAACATTTTGAGCACCTGTAGTGCTATGTTTTAAAGCTTCATAACCAATAGCAACGTTGTAACTTCCACTCGAATTTAAATAACCGGTCTGATAGCCTAGTCCTACATTATAGTTCCCTGTGGCACTATTAATATATGATTTAAATCCAATCGCAGTATTATACTGCCCTGTAGTATTTTCTTTTAAAGTATTATATCCCATAGCAACATTATATTGCCCTGTTGTATTTTCAATTAAAGCTCCGTCTCCAATCGCAATATTATAACTCGCTGTGGTACTTTTAGTTAAAGCATTAACCCCTATAGCAATATTAGAAATTCCAACCGTATTTGTCTTTAAAGTTTCATATCCTACCCCTACATTTCTTGTTCCTGTAGTATTTTCTTTTAAGGCTTCAAATCCTATTCCTACATTAGAGTGACCACTAATATTATTTCTTAAGGCAGAAGTCCCTACTGCTACGTTATTATATCCTGTTGTTGCTATTCTTAAAGCTTCGTAACCTATGGCAACATTACTACTACCTGTTGTAGTTTCTCTTAATGCAGAAAAACCTAGTGATACATTATAATTACCTGTAGTATTTTCTTGAGAAGATGCGTATCCTATTGCAACATTGGCTTGTCCTACGGTGTTACTTTCTAGAGCTTGGTATCCAACTCCAACATTATATTGACCTGTAGTGTTTGAGGCTAAAGTTTTATATCCTACCCCTACGTTAAGACTACCTGTAGTATTAGAAGTCATAGAATTTACTCCTAAAGCTACGTTGTAGTTTCCGGCTGTATTATTATATAAAGCGTTATCTCCAACTCCTACATTTAAACTACCATCCACATTTGAGTATAAAGAATAAGCACCTATTGAAATATTTTTATATCCTACTGTATTAAATCTTAAAGAACCATCACCTATTCCGACGTTTTGAGAACCTGTAGTGTTAGCATACATAACAGAATTACCTATGGCAACGTTTAATGTTCCTGTGCCATTATTAAGTAAAGTTTCTCTTCCAACCGCAACATTACCTTCTCCTAAATTAGTTCCCCCAAGGGCATTGTATCCTACCCCTATATTGTAATTTGCATTATTACTTTTTAAAGCTTTGTATCCTACAGCAACGTTTTGTTTACCCGTAACATTACCTCTAGAACTTTCATAACCTATAGCCACATTTTGTTGACCGGTAGTGTTATCTCTTAAACATGTATATCCAATAGCTACATTACCGTTTCCTGTAATATTCTCTCTTAAAGCTTCATATCCAACAGCAACCCCGTATTGACCTATTGTATTATCTTCTAAACATTTATAACCAATACCAACATTATATTGACCTGTAGTGTTTGTATAAAGCGATTCAGTTCCAATAGCTATATTGTAAGAACCCGTAGTATTTAATCTCATTGCATAGGGACCTATAGCAATATTATCTTCCCCTATAGTATTTTCGTAAAGTGTAACCGGTCCTACAGCGATGTTTTGGGAACCGCTAGTATTATCCTGTAAAGCGTTACTACCTATGGCAACGTTTTGTATTCCAGATGAAAGAGTGTATAGCGCATATGTACCTATACCTACATTGTTAACTCCAGTGTATGATGAAGCTCCCTGACCAGCTTGTGTACCCACAAAAACATTATCATCTCCGCCTGAGTAATATCCTGCTTTTACTCCCGAAAGAACATTTCGAGCTGCACTAGAATATTGTCCTGCTTGATATCCAATAATTACTGAGTCTTCTGTATCAGTTCCATTTGTATTGGCTTCATAACCAATAACAACATTTTTATCTTTGCCACTGTCTCCCATAGCATTAATAGATGCTTTGTATCCAATTATAATATTTCCACCGGAAGCAATATTTCTTCCCGCGTGATAACCTAGTCCTACGTTATAACTTAATCCAGTGCCTGTTCTAATTGCTTCATATCCAATAGCTGTATTATAGCTTCCTGAGACATTGTATTCTAAACAATACGCACCCATTCCAACATTATAAATTCCAGTAGTGTTTTCAAACATAGCTTTATAGCCGGCAGCTACTTGTCCAATTCCTTCTGTATTATTAAAAAGAGAGTTGTGTCCTAACGCTACGTTTTGTTCACCAATAGTATTATTTCTTAAACTGTCTGTTCCAATAGCTGCATTATATTCACCAGTCGTTGTGGAATACATTGATTGATAACCCACAGCTGTATTTTTTTCACCTGTAGTAACATTGTATAAAGCCTGATAACCATGAGCTGTATTATAGGAACCTATATCACTAACTACACTTCTTAAAGCTTGGTATCCCATAGCTGTGTTGTAGTTTCCTGAAACATTGGAATACATAGCTTCATAACCAAAAGCAATATTTCCAACACCGCTAGTATTACTATACATAGCTTTATAACCAACAGCCGTAAGATTGCTGGTAGTTACATTTGAATAAAGTGCATCTTGTCCAATAGCAAAATTTTTAGTTCCTCCATTAACAGATGCTAATGCATTTTTACCAATTGAAAAATTACTGGTTCCAATAGTTCCACCTGCGCCACTTCCTATTACAACAACATCAGCTGCTGAATTTAGATCTGTTATCGACGCATTTTTTAATACATGATATATGCTCATATTTTTCCTAATTAATTAATGATTTAAGCAGGCTCTTTGTCCTGTATTTGATAACCCCTATTATCTCAAAAAAAGAGGAAATATCAAGTCTAAAATTACACTGATCCAGTAGGAGTTGTTTCCTGATCTTCCCTATTAGTTTGAAGAGCACATAAAGTACCCTCTACTTTTCCAGTCGTATTTGTTGTAAATCTTAATGTATCTCCCCCTTCTAAAATTATAGGACCAGATAAAAAATTATGCTCTCCTTCTGCGCCTAATACTATAGAAAACATTATAGCACTAGAAGCTACATTAGGTCTATTTGTAGTAATTAATTCTATTTCTGCATTTACAGCTTCGGAAGGAGATGGATTTCTTACGTAAAAACTGTTAATTACTGCGTGAGAATCCACAGGGCATCCATACACTGTAGCTGGAGTGGTTAACGTTGTTCCTAAAGAACCGATACTATAAACCATATTTTTAAAACTTGTTGCCATAATTAATTCTCACTTGCTAATGGGTACCATGCAATATTATTACTAACTGTAAAAGGATATTTAGCAACAAAAGTAGCACCAAAATAAAAAGCAGTGAAATTTAAAGTTTGTGCTGCTCCTCCGTTAGGATCAATAATATTGGCTGTTCCATCCGTTTGGGTTCCCGCGTCTAATGTAATATCAAATCCACTTGCGGGATTTACATCTATAATATTTACCACCTCAAAACCTGCCACATGACTCCTGTTAGGTAAATTTAAAGTTATATTTCCATCTGAAGTATCACCCATTACACTTATATAACTTGTGTTATTATTTTCTTCTTCTGTCACTAAATCAAAAGTGGAACCTACAGCTGAATCAGCTATAAAAAAATTATAAGGATTAAGTCCACCAATCTGACCAGCTGGTACTGAAAAAGGTTGTTGAGGAGCGGAACCTAAAAAATAAGAAAGTTTTTGAGCTTGCTCAAAAGTATCCCCCTCGGGTTTATATTGAGCGTTTATTTGTCCAATAACAGAATTCATAGCTCTAACCATAGATCTTTGATTTTGAACATTATATTCTTCTGTGGGATCTGGTACTCTAGTTTTTATTGCCACTATCTTCTCCCATCCGGTTGTATATCAATTCTCAATGTTCCAAATCTCCATGTTTGAGCTGCAGCGGTATTTGCAATTTTTATACTTATAAATCTACCACGTGCCCGAGTATCTACTTTAGTCGTAGCAGACGTAATTGTAAAGGGGCTATATGTAGAAGCAGTCTGTGATTGTGAAGGATAATCTTTTAAATTTAATGTTACTGTAGCGTTTCCAGTGATATTTCTAAAATCAGGTATAAATCTTCTCATGGCTACAAAATATTCTCCATTCCCTAATTCTGGGCTTGTAATGTCAAAATCAAAAGATTCAATATTAGAAGTAAGAGCAGTAGTAGAACCATCTGAATTTACTTGATCGGTTCCTTCTTCATGTTCAAAAATTGTAGTATTACCATAACCGTTAGGAGCGGCCGTTTCTCCCAAGACTGCAGGAAAAGAACCGTTAGTTGCAGAATTAAACGAAGACCCAAAAGGTTTGTCATAAACATTAGCATCAATCCACGAAGTTCTAGCTGTACTTCCTGTGTACCAAACTCCCCCTGGAATTTGAGCTGACTCTGCAAAATTATAAACAACATATCTGTCATTATAATCAGCGCTACCAGAAGGATAATCCCATCTAACTTCTGTATATAAATTATTTACACCTGCGTATATTTGTTGACCTTGTGTTAGATCAATATCGTCATAAACATAATCCTCTACCATACAATCTAAAGTTTTTACTGAGCCATCATATTTAAAAAAACCTTTTCCACTAAACCAGTAAGCAATTCCATCTACTTCAGCTACTGCGTTTTGCCCTACTAATCCACAATTAGTACCTACTTGTTCAAAACCAAAAACAAATGGAGCACCTATATGTCTCATAATATATAATGCATTATCGGTCCAAATTAATATGGCTTCTTTAGATTTTATAGTTCCCATAATCCTACTGCCATCTTGTAATCTTTGTGAACCTGCAGAGTTTCCTGCAGTAATAGTATAGTTATTTAATTCTTCTTGAGATGAAAATCTTATAAACATGTCGTCTTGAGATAGGGCAGATCCTAAAGTAGTTTCTGTTCCTAAATGAATCAAGTGTCTAGTTGTAGGAGATACCATAGTTAGTCTGGATGCAGTAGGATTAGATGTTGTTTCAAATCCTGTGGTATTGATAGACGCTCTTCTTCCAAATGCATTAGCCGCACCCGGATCCCATGTAAATGTTTTTCCATTTAAAACCGTGGCAACTAAAACTTGACCATAGGAACTTAAAGACCATATTCCCGGTTCCGCAGTTACACCCGCGCTACTCGCAGCTAGTCCCCAGGCAACGCTCGGCGAGCTTCCTCCAAACACTCCTGTACCCCAACCATAAATTAAAGACTGAATTTGAGGCCCAATTGTTTCAAGAGGTTTAACTGTACACGTACCACCGCTTGCAGTTGAACCAGCGTTAGACGCAGCTTCAATAGTAAAAGTAGTAATAGTTGGAACAGTTTTAACTTCAAATAATTTTCCTTCAAAGTCGGAATCACTATATCCACCAGGAACCGAAGCAACTGATGTTAACTCGACAATATCTCCTGGATTAAGTAAATGATTTGAAGTAGTTGTAATAGTTACATCTGGAGTACCTGATGCAGTAGTAAAAGTAGAGCTTGCAAAAGAATCTATAACTGCTGGATATCCACTTGTTCTGTATGGAGTAATATCATAATAAGATCCTTCGTAATAAATAAGTAAAAACTTATCCATTCCAATTGCTAAATAATTTCCACCTATATTATCTCGAAAAGAATATAATTTTCTAGAGACTGCATTAAGAGTAGTAGATCCTAATGCTTTCCATCCTCCTACTTTTTGTGGAAGCCCATATCTAAATCTTACATTATCTCCGCTAACCCAACGAGCAACGGCTCCTGCTTCTGTATTTTGTTTATCGAATCCAGGTTTAACTTTGAAAGTGTTAAGAGGCACTTTTACCTCCTATGATAGTTTATTCGTATATACCCAACCAGCCGTGGCATTAGACGAATAAATTAAAGTGAACGCTGCGCCTTGTACAGTAACTGGACCAGTTGTTAGATTAGATCCTGCACCATTTATATTAGAACCATTTCTCGCAACTGTTAAATTATTACTATTAAATGTTCTGTTAGAATCTATGAACATAACCTCATCACCAGTGCTCGGTGAAGCAGGCAGTGTTACGGTAACAGTTCCCCCAGAAGTATCACAAAAAACTACATCATTGTTAACTGCTGTATAGCTAGATCCTGTCGCAACATTTATATGTCCTTTAGTAACTAAACCAGCGTAAACATTAGTACCATTGGAATATAACTGAACTGTTGCATTATTTGGGATTGCAATTCCAGTTCCACTTACAGTTTTAACGGTTAAGCTATATGGATTAGATGCTCTGCTTGTAGAGTCTTTTACAATAAAAACTCTTTCTGAAGAGTCGGGCATTGTTACAACTCTATTACCTGTTAAAGTTCCTGTTAAATCAAAAAATAAATTTTTTCCATTAGAAGTAGCTCCTTGATCTAATGCTAAATTAACATCACCTCCACCAACAGCTAGTGAAAGATATCCACTTGAAGCTTGTTCTAAAATTTGTAAATTCGTATTAGTAATTGTACCCCATAACCCCGCTTTTTCACCGGTAGTTATAAGCTCTAATTTAATATCGTTTGAATATGTTGATGGCATAGTATCCTTTTATATTATCTTTTTTTAATCTTCAACCTTATTCAGCTCTAGGTGTAGGTGAATTCATACGAGTTCTAATAGTTCCGTCTGAATATTCATCTCTTCTTCTTCTGCCTTGTTGCTCAATAGCATAAGAAGCTAGCGCTCTTTGATAAGATTGTTCATATAATTGCAATAAATCTGAGGGTCCTTTTAAATATCCATAAGTTTCAGCTAAACATGCATATAAAATTAAGTCTTCGTAATTAACTGAGACATAACTTGTATTAGAGTCACCTCCAGTCAAAGATGTTGGTTTTTTCTCATAAGCTACAGTCAACTCATACACTGCATTTGGTGTAGGAGCTAAAATAATTTGAGTAGCATCATAATTAGAATAGTATTTAGGAATTCCTGTTCCTTGATCAGGAGTATCATAAAACTCTGCCATAAAAGATACATCTCTAAAATCTAAAAAAACTTGTTGAGGTGGGGCTACAGAATTATCCTTCACATTTATATACCTAATTAAAATAGTATTAGATGGAACTGAAACTAATCTATTTGCTGTGATGGTATTTATAGTATCATAAAATCTATTAGCATCAGAATCTGCATCTCTAAAAATTCTATTTTCTGCGTTTTTAGTTATAACAGCTAAAATAGCATCCGTTAGTACGGTATTATCTACTTCCGTATAATTTCTAATATTTGTTTTTAATTCTCCGTAATTCATATTATGGTTTCCAAACTATCGGTCCAGCCGAACATTGGAGTCCTCCTCCCTGTGCTGTGGCTGCCACTACTCCGGCAACTGTAAATGTGAAACTATTATACACTGTTTTTGTAGAAGGTACACCTGGATTTGGTACTACTGTAGGTACTAAAGTAATAATAAATGAACCATATACATTAGCATTATCATCATGTGCACTAGCTGTTGTATTAGCTGGTGTAACTCCTCTAAAAGGTGCTGCTGTTCCTCTTACGCAATTTTGTAAAACTCCACCTATAATACCATTATAAAAAATAGTTTCATTTTGATATAGTCGAGTTGTAGAATTTATTTTTTCAATCATAATATATCCGCTGGTAGGAAAATAAGACGCATTAGTTAAAGTAATTGTATTTTGAGTTGAGTTAATTGCTCCATTTAAAGTGGTTGCTAATTGAATAGCACTCACAGGTACATCCGAAACTCCACTTTTTATTTCTGAAAATCTTACATAATCTCCATTACTATAATTTACATTAGGTGCCCATGTTTCCATTACAGCAGAAGCTGCTGTGGACCTAAAAGGATTGTCAGGTAATATATCAAATGTAGGAGGCTCAGTTCTACCTGGTCTAGCATTTTGTAATCCTTGAGGATCACCTGGAGTAGGAATAGGATCTAATTGAGGTTGCTTAGGTTCATATTCAGAAATATGAACAAAAGCTCCATTCCATTCCTTAACCATTTCTCTATAAGGAAATTGCATTCCAGATCTATCCGAAATTGCTATTGCATGTCTTCCTTTTGATAAATTAGTCATTTTTTAAATCTGTGGGTAATAAGTTTTAGGGGTTATAAATGTACTTGAAGGGGAGCCATCCATTTGTAATGCTCTTTGTAATTCATCTTCATATATTAATTTTAAACCCTGAATTCTTTCTGGGGAATATTTCATCGCTAAGTAATATGATAATCCTGCACTCATGCATGGTACAAATCTGTAAGGAACGTCCGCATCATTTGTATAAGCTCCTGCGTCTTGTATTCTTGATGCGTAATAGTAATTAATAAAATTTCCTGCTTCAGTTGCTCCCGGAGTTAAAAATAAAGTAATAGTAACTCTATCTATAAATCTTTGTACAAAATATTGTGTAGGAGTTCCTGTTTGAGTTTTAGCTGCAAACGATTGATATTCGGCTCTTCCTACTTTGGTTAAAGGAAAGTCTACATTTTGTTCATTTCTATAAGATGCTTCTAAAACATCATCTACTCCATAGACTGCTGTTGCATCTGAAGTACCATCATCGGTAGAACGATACATTGTATAGACACTTTGTCCATTTACCAAAGTTAAATTATTGTTTTTAATCTCCCAATAATGGAGTCCTCTATTGGCCCATTCTTGAAATAAAATATTTAATGAAGTTCTCGCACCTCGTAGTTGATATCCTGTAACTCCAGTCATACCAATTCTTTCGTATGATTCAGCTATAATATCTGAGATGTTAAATCCTTTTTCAAAGGTTGTTGTTCCTGAAGTAGCCATTGAACGCCTTTCTTACCCGTAGAAGAACGTTACTTTATCTACCGTCGTTAGAGTGGCTTTACCACTTGTTTGACAACGAATACCTGTTCCAGGAAATTGCATATACTGCGTACCTGTCCCTGTATTAATAGTACATAAAGTAGTGGTATTATCTTTAATTTCTATAGTCCCTGCTCCTGCACTTCCGTTGTAAAAAACTCCAAGTACTCTACATGGGCCATCAAAAATATCTCCGGTCGCTGTAAGATTTGTAGTTTTTATATCTACTGGATATGTACTCATAATTTAATTTCTCCTATTTGTTATTATCAGTTTTTTATACTTCCCGCAATAGCCAACCTTGCGTACCATCAATGAAAATTAACGTAAACGCAGCTCTATTAGTACTTACTGTCATATTGGAAGCAGCTCCTTGAATAGGATTACCATTTCTATTGATAGTAATATTATTAGTAGCTGATGTTCCCGCATAATCAATAAGTGCAACTTCATCTCCAAGACTTGGAGCAGCTGGAAGAGTTACAATTACTGCACCTCCCGTAGTATTAACAGGATAACCATTAGATGCCGCTGCAGTGAAATCAGCTGTTTTAACTGTATTCCATGCAATAGCATGACCACTATGAGATTGAAACGAAGGCGCAACTCCAGCGCCGTTTGAGGTCAATACATATCCTGCTGTGCCTTCGGCAATGCCGCCTAATGCACCTGCATTATTGTACTGAACTTGTCCGTTCGTACCTCCAATGGTAAGAGCAGAATCCGTAGTCCAACTTAAATTACCTGATCCATCAGTCTTTAGAATCTGACCAGCGGCACCATCGGTGGCTGGGAGTTTCCAAATGAGATCAGTAGTAACAGTATCCGGGGAAGAAAAACCAACGTAATGCGTATTGTCTGCATCACCAAGTCTTATTTCACCTTGGACTTTATCTTTTCCTACTCTAACTGGTCCTGTAAATGTTGTTTTCATCGAGCCTTATCGTTGTAACGATTTTACTAGCTCTAGCCTCAGTAGATTAAAGTTCTATCAAGTTTAGGAAGTAAAATCTAATTAATTAAAAATTACTCAGTATCAGAATCTGATGAAAAGCCTAATAGTTTAACTTTAATAGTACATCCAGCAGCTCCTGGGTCGCCCATAGTAGCTGTTAAAGTTGCGGGAGCTGCAGTAGATGCAGTTGTTCCGCCTCCTAATGATACTAAACCATTCGCGCCATTTGCAACAAATATACCCTTAAACCCTGCTGCATTCATACCTGAAATAGTCATTCCATCTAAATATGCATCTGGGTCAACAGCTGTTCCTAAGTCAGTTAAATTAACTGCATTAGTTGCTGCTGAAGTAACTGCTACAGTTACTTGTAAAACTACGAAATTCGTAGGTATTACAGCTGTACTTGTTCCAGTAGTGTCGCCATTTGCAACAGTTATACTTGTTTCCAAGCATTCCAGTGCAATGTTAGTAGTCAGGCTTCCTGTTGTTGTACTTTTTTTAATAAGGTCAAATCCACTTTGAGAACGGACTGGCCCCTTAAATGTTGTGTTTGCCATTTTTACTCCTAGTTTGCGAAACGTAATCTCTAGGTCGTCGACTATACGCGTTTACGTTCCATTAATTATTTGTATAGTGTTAGAATATTAGCATATTTTAGAAAAGAGCGCAAGAGGGTGTATAAGAAATATACAATTTCAGTGATGTGGCGTTTATTTAAGTAGCCACGGATACTTGAGCGGCAGCGTCATTAATTGCATTTTCTCTATTTGCAATTTTGGCCTCTTCGAGCTTGATCTCAGTAATGACTTCTTTAATTTTGTCATCAATTCTGACCATATCCAGAGTATATTTGCCTTCTTGCTCATACTCTAACTGCCACTTCAACTCCAAGGACCTTTTTTGTTTGTACAGGTCTTGTACCATCTATAACCTCCTCATAGGTTATTCTGTTAGGAGTGTTCGAAAACATTCCTGTTGATTCCCATTTTATAGTCTTTTCTCCTAATTTGTCAAGGATGGATTGTTCAATAGAATCCGCATTATCATTAGCTAATACTTCAAAAGAAGCATAATGATCGTACGCCCATATTTTTACTATAAATTTTTTCATGATTATCTCTTCCTTTCTACCATAAAAAAAGGGGCCTCGAAAGGCCCCTTTTAAATTTATTTAGAAACTATTACGGAGTTCCTGTAGAACCAAATACACCTCTAGGATCTGAGAATCCAAATGAATATCTCTCCCTAGCTTTATATCTGACGTTTCCTGTATCAAAGTCACCTTCCATTGAAGTTTTGATTGGTGATCTTGAAAACATTTTCATTCCGTTTGGTACATCTGTCTTGATAAAGAATGCATCAATATCAGTTAAGTAGTGGTTTACTACATAACCTTGAGGTACCATACCTTTCGATACGATAGCATTGATGTCGTTATCAGCAGTCTGAGTTCTACCTTTAGATTCCATTAATCTTTCAGCTGTAAATTGAAGCTCAGAAGGGATGATTAATTTCATTCCTCTTGCTGCAATTTTAAGACCTCTCTCATCTACGAACTTCGCAATGTCAATTAACGATTGTTCTAAAGATGTTTCATTCAAGTCAGCAGAAGTGCTTAACTCGTTTGAAAAAGATCCAGCCAAGATAGGGTGCTCAGTTGAGCATAGCTCTTTCCCATCACCGCCTGCATAGTTAGAGTCAAATGCATTATTTAATACATTCGCGCCTTTAACTTGCTTAGTGTTTGCCATAGATCTTGCTAAAGCTTTTGTATATCTAGACGCAAGTCTGTCATACAAGTTATCTTCGATAGCTTCCTCTGTGATTGCAAACGCTAATGCGATTGTTTCGTTAGTATATCTAGCTGTAAACGTTTCTTGTGCGTCGTCAAATGATACTCCTTGACCTTCCGCTTTTACTTGGGCATTTCCAAATCCAGAAAGCATTACTTCTTCTTCAAATGCTCTGTCTGAACTTTCAATGTCAAAGATCTCTTTGTGTTCATCAGCGTAGTTTTTATATTCCAGACCGAACAGTGCGTTCAAACCTGGCTCTAGTTCTTTCACTAGTTGTGCTCTTGATATAGCCATGTTATTTATCTCCTATTCTTAGTCTAAGTATATGTTACTAGTTGGGTTGTATGCAACTACCATATCGCAGTTTGCTGCACTTCTGTCCAGATTGTCTGGTACATTAGCAACTCTTACGATTTTCCACATATGATAAGCTTGGTGCCCACCAGAGCTGTGCAGTTTAACAATAGACTGACCGTCTCTGTTATCTGAAGCTGTGAAGTTAGTTACGTTATAGTTTTTCCCGTTATGGGAAATAGGCGCTGCAGCGTCTGTTTTGATCATGTATTCCTGTGTAGGATCATCATTAACAAAAGCAGTACCATCCGCGCTTCCTGTATTATAGTCAGTTCCAAATGTAGTGCCTGCGTCTACAGAATTTGCCCATCTAGGTTTTTTAGTAGTGCTATCAACGTAAAAAATTCCATTGAATACACCCACTAATAGAGGTTGAGTCGTATTGTTATACGATTGTCCACCTGCACCTGTGTCATCTGTAGTAGCGAAGCTCATATCTTGGATATATCCTTCATCCCCAGAACCATCTTGGAATGAAACAGGATTACCCTTGTAGATACCCACACCTAAAGCTGACTTGACCGGATACTCAGATTGACCAGAAGTAGCTGGAGTGTTTCCAACTCTTTCTATCATTCTAAGACCGAATCCTGTCGTGTTTGCGTTAGCCATAGTTTTTCTCCTTATTTACTATTTATTTATATTAGTGGGAGGAATTGCTAAAAAATTAACTATTCTTTTTACCACCAAAAGTTATACGCGTCTGCCTCTCTTGATTGATTGGCATACTTGGGTGCTGCTCCTTCATAAGATCGTTTTTAATTGCATCGTTCCGATCCTGAGTCTGTAACTTAAAGTACTCAGCTCGAGATTTTGCGATCTCTTCTGGTATCCTTGCCAGCACAAGGCCGCCAACTCCGATCACTCCTGCGTATTTTCCTTCCTTCATAGTTGGATAATCATGATCTGGATATTCATCAGCTCTCACTAATTCAAATCCTGATCTAAGTTTTCCAGACATGTTTTTAGTATCGTCAAATCCTAAAACTTCTGCCCGTATCCATCTATGCCTGTAACCGTCCGGCGCAGAGGGTGCATCTAAAGATGATGGGGGAGTCCATGTCGTAGGTCTTTTTGCTTTAACCCTTGACTGACTTGCACGAGGAGTTTTAATTGTGTCTTTTTTCATATGCTATGCCTCCTTTGTGTTTTTATGTTTCGCATACTCTTCTAGTGGCACACCTAATTTTTTAGCAATTGCTACTTCCGTTGGTGTGAGTCTTACGCTTTTGCGACTTGATTTTACACTTCGCTTCGCTGAAGCGACGGTTTGTGTAGGTCTGTCGATTCCCTTTTCTTCTTTTCTATCAAATTTATGGGGGAATTCAAGCTTTATTCTTCTGTCTATTTCAGAATAATATTCATCAGTGTTGGGGTCATACCCCTCTTGATCCACTAATTTAGTGTGAAGATCAAAAGCAGTATAAGTCATAGCAGAATCACTACCAAACCAGTCGTTTTTAGATGCCCAATTTTGAGCTTTTGGATCTGGTGATCTAGTTTCTTGTCTACTAGGTCTTATATTTACTTCTCTTTCTTCGGGTTTAACTCTTTTAGCCGCATCTTTCATCTCAATAAGTTTAGCTTCTTCATAACCAAGTTTAGCTATAGCTTTTTGAGCTTGAACCTCTGCTTCTAAATCATTGGCTTCTCTAGCCGCAGAAAGCTGGGCGTAGGAAGCTTTTAAAGAATTACTAATACTAGCTTCTTTATCTTTAAGACTACCTGTTCTCAGTTGAGAATATTCATGTTTTAACTTATCAGAAGAGGCTTTGATATTTCGTGCGTAATCTAAAGCTTCATCTTTTTGTCTTTCAGCTTCTCTCCACTTTTTAGTAAGTTTGTTAATTCTTCGTTTAACACCATCACTATAATCTTCCAGTTCGTCTTTAGCTTCTTTCTTTTCTTCCTTAATTTCTTCTTTCTTTTCTTCTTGATTTGATTCAGGTTCTTTTTTAACCTCAACCTCAGTTTCAGTAGATTCAGTAACAGGAGTAACTTTAGACTCCTCTATTTCTACTTCTGCACCTGGACCAGATGTGTCTAAATCCACGGTAGCTTCTACTTTTTTGTTTTCTTCTGGCATAGTTTTATCTCCTTCTATGTTTTTTAAATATGATGTAAAATGGATTCAGGATCAGAAATTGTTCCTAAAACTTCATCATCATTTAAAATTCTTACTTCTCCACCTCGTATAGGTAGACGTGATCCAGCATAACGAGCAAAGATAACCCAATCTTTCTCTTTACACCAAGCTCCTGTAGGGAACTTTTCTTTATCTTGATAAGCCAATGGGCCTACTTTTAAAACATAGCCACAATTGACGGCTATTCTTAATTTATCTAATGTTTCTTGTGCTATTAAAATTCCACCTTTAGTTTTATCTTTGGGTGTAAAAGGTAATACTAAAAGTCTCCAACCAGAAGGGTCTGGTAATTCATCGACTACAGTGTCAACGTTCTCGTGGTCTATTCTATTGGCTGCGTCTTCTTGATCTTGTTTTTTATATTTCTCTTCAAGTGCGTGTTTTATTTTCGGTGTTTCCGAATTTGATAACTGTTCCTTGCTCATTTTTTTGCTCCTTTTCGTTTAGCAGGTTAGAGATGTCCTGTAAGATTAATTGATACGCATGTATCTGACCTAATAAATACTTGTATTTTTCCATATTGTCAACCCCACCAGCGAGTAAGTTCTCATTGATAGCTTGAACACTTCCTTTTAATTGTCTTTGGAGCTTATTGATAATTAATAAATCTTCCATCTTAAAGTTCTTCAAATCCCTTTAAGATTTCTAATTTTTCTTCACCTGAAGATATTCTGTGAATTTGTTTATCTACTTCAGAGATAACATTAGCGTGATCTGCTACTCCTACAGATTTTTCTAAAAATAATTTAACTATTGCATCTGCTTCTGCAATTTCAGCTTGATATTTTTTCTCTAAAGCCTCGAGTATTTCTTTTTTCATATTCTTTCTAATATAAAAAGGTTATTGTTTTTCTTTTCCAAATCCTCTTTTAGCTACTCCACGAGATTTAATTTCTCTTACAACTCTTTTCTTTTCAGCTTTTAAATTTTTCTTGCCTTTTTTAGTGTAAGCTTTTTCTGAATCTACACGACCTAATTCTTCTAGTTCGTTCATCTTTCTCGTGTTTGACATATTATTTCCTTTTAGATTTTTTAACTTTTCCGCCTTTTTTAAATTTAGCGTCCATCATATTTAAATCTTTTGAGGAATAAACTTTACCATTAGCTTTTGAATGATCAGCTCTTGGTCTTACTCTTGGTTTAGGTTGATAATCAGTTCTCATAGTTTATCCTATTTATTTATTTTTCCAGATTTTTTAGCTTTGCTACCGAATCTTCCGTAAGACTCATCTCTAGAAGCTTTTAATTGCTTCTTAGTTCTTTTCTTTTTGATTCTCATAGCGATAGATTCATCTTTTCTATCTTTGTAACCTTGTTTCTTTTTCTTTTTAACAGATCCACCTTTTTTATACATAGGTCCACCTCTCATCCCCATATCGTCTGGGTAGTAACCATGCATCATGTCTTTTCTAGCAGTTGACATTCTTCCACCACCTCTAGCTTTTTGTCTTGGTGTGTGAGCTGTTGAGTCAAATTTTTGTACCATTTTTATCTCCTTATATAAGTTCTGTTTTTATATCTTATCTATAATACTAAGTCTATTTCTTTTTTTTACTTATTTTTTTCTTTTTAGCAATAGGTTTAGTTTTATATTTTTTAGTCCATTTTTTAGCTATCTCCGGATTATTCTTCCAAAGATAACGTCTTTGTTTCTCTGATTTAAACGGCACTATTTTTTTCCTGCTCCATTCCTGAAGATTTGCGTGCCCTTTATACCATAAATACTCGCCACGACAAGGATCCAAAGATTTGTGAACCATGAAGGGAGTTGCGAGAACATCTCAAAGAACAGTTTTACCTTGTCCATTGCTGTCGGATCGTCCGATATGACTGCCCAAGCGAGCACCAACACGGGCAAACTTAATATTATAAGAACTGCCTCGTCCTTCCAGTCTGATTGTCGGGCTTCTAAAAGTTTTCCTTGGTAAGCTTCCTCACCTTGGGCCATCTTAGTAGCATGCATCAGTTGTGCATCTGACATAGCCATCTTAGTTCTCTGCTTGTTAGCATAAATCTTACTTCCTGCAGAAACGGCTAATTTAATTGCCGATAACCACATGTTAGTACCAAGTTGCTTTAACGGGTTTTTTAGCAGGTCTGATTGCTCTATTACCTTTTACGATCACTGTTTGTGATTTAAAAGGATCAGTAGCTTTAATAGTTTTGCCACCTGTAGGGTAATAGTCTTTATTACAATCTTGTGCTAAAAATTTTGTAATTTTAGGGGTTTGTGTCATAAATGTTTATCCTCTTTTTTTTCTTAATTTACCTAATGTTATAGCAAAACGGGCTTTCTGTCCAATTTTTCCTTTTTTCTTAGCCGCATTTTTTAACGTTGATTTAGGTATAGTTTCACCTTTCTTAATTCCTAAGGCTTTTCTTAGGGAACCCGGTTTCTTTATAGCCTTTTTAATGTTAAGTCGTTCTTGTGTCATTATTACTCCTTATCCTTTAGTTCATGTTGTAATATTGTTTTCTCTAAAGAAGTGTTAGCTCTTAATTTAGCTAATCTTTCATTCTGAGCTAATTTTTCATCATTATCTGCTTGATTCATCACTGCTTTAGTTCTATCTATTTCTACTCTCGCCTCTTCATAATCTTTTCTTCTTTGATTTTCTTGGGCTCTTAGGTCTAATTCTCTATTTTTAATTTGGATTAAAGGATCACTATCAAACTGAGAAGTAGCTTTTTTCTCTTCTTTTAAAAACTCGGCTGTCATTTCTGCTATCAATACCGCTTTTCTTGCTTCAAACTTATCATTAAATTGTTTTAATTGCTGTTGAACTTGTGGGTTCTGCATTGCTTGTGGGTTTTGTTGACTTTGTTGTTGTAAAGCTTGAATCTGTTGTATTTCTTGTGCAAACTCTACTTCAGCCTGTTCTTGCGCCATTAAAGAAATATGTTCAAAAACATTTTTTTCTAGTGATGCCATAATCATAGGATTATTTCTAACTAAATTAGTTCCCATAAAGTCTAAGTGAGCTTCGATGTGAGCTCTATGATCTTGTCCAGGGAACGCTTGAAAAGGTTTATTGCCGATCGCATCTATATGCTCTAAAGCAGGATCTTTTGGTGCTGGTGGTTGAGGTCTCATTAAAATTTTATCAATATCTTTTACTCCTAACGCTTCATACATATTTCTATAAACGTTATACGTATTATGAATTTGAGGATTAGACATAGCCAGCTGTAATTCAGTTTGCGCTAAAGATATTCTTTGTGCTTGAGAGAAAATATTTGGATCAGCAACTGGCAATATGTCTATCCTCTCATCAAAGTCCATTGCTTTGACGTTTCGCTGTCCACCCACAACATCGTATGGATATTCAGCCGGCAAATAAGTAGAAAATACTTTTGCCAATAGTCGAAACTCTTGTCTTAATGCTGCATAAATTCTTTTATGAATTGCAGACATTGTTCTACTGCCCCTTTCTAACAAGGCGACAGTCGTGCCCACCGCGGCTTGTTGATTACCCTCTCCTACCTGCAGATCTGCTATTGAAGCGAACCGTTGTCCTGCTTGTACCACGACACCCATAAGCTGTAATAAAGTTTGTGAAGGTTCCTTATACGGAAGCATCATAAAAGAATCTTTAATATTTCCTCCAGGAGCATCTACATCTCTAAATTCTCCTGGTTGAATTGATTGTGCATCATCTCTAATTCTTATTCCTCTTTGTTTAAAGCCTGCAGGAAGATTGGATAAAGTTCCAGCGTCTAATAATTGTCGTAAAGCAGCAGTAGCCGTTCTAGATAGGCCACCGATCATGTGTATTAAACCAAGACCATAAAATCCTAATCCTGGTAAAAATTTAAAGTGAACAAAATATTGTTTTTTATTTTTCATTGGGTCTACTTGTTCAAAATTTCTTCTAATAGATAAAATAATTTTGGATGTTTCATCGAGAGTAACAATATACGGAAGTTTAATTCCTGTTTCTTCTCCAGTTTGAGGATTTTTATCTTCAAAATTTTCTAAATCTAAATCTGCATGAAACTCTAAAATTGTGTGTATATCTTCATCTCGAGATCTTGTTTGTCCTTCAAGTTCTTTTTCTTTTTGTTGTAGCTCATCAGTCAAATCTTCTCCAGGAGCTGGAACATCTACATCTCTATAAAAACCTACAACTTGTTGTTTTCTTAAATCATTTGTAGACATTTTAATTACATGGACGATAGCTTCCGCATCATCTAATGAGGTAGCTGAATACGGAACAACTAATTCGTCTGCAGGTACAAATTTAGATACGGCTCTTTGAAGCACATCATCATAATAAACTTTTTTAAAAGTTGAACCTGCTAAAGGTAAATAAAATAACATAGAATCAAATTCGGGTTCATATTCTTTCATTTGATCCATTAATTGAAAATTCATAAAATCTTTAACCCTCTGCGCTTGTTGTTCTTTTTCAGGAGTAGATATTCCCATGATTTGAGTTCTTACGGGTCCTTGCGCGGGTAATAATTCTTTGTAAGCTAAAGCTTGAAATTGAGTAACAGCTTCCGCTAATACTGGGTGAGTTGCACCAGAAGCTCCTTGAAAGGGTTCACTTCTCATATTGTATTTAAATCCTAAAAGATCTAAACCAGTTATATAAGCTTGTTCCCAATCTTTTCTGGAATTTTTATAATCATCATATTTTTCACAAAGATCTGCTCCTAATCTTCCAAGAGAAGCATCATCCATGTAATCTGCTAAATTTGCAAAATGATCTTGTGGCATTTCTGCCATTTGGTTTTCTTCAAAATTTATATCAACACTACCATCTTCATTGGTAACCATTTCTTGTGGGCCAGATTGTATGGGTTCAGGTAATTGTTCTATTTCTTCTTGTGATACCGTTAGCGTTTCGTCTACGTTCGGTAGCGCCTTGTCTATTTCTGCCATTTATTTTCTCCAAGTTAACAGTCTTAACATTATTATAACTAACATTCAAGCCCTGTGGGGTGGGACCAGATCGAGGGGGCAATAACCACCATTTAGGGTATTCTTTAGTCATCCCTTACTTTCTTAAAAATATTATTTCTTATAAATTTTAATAATTTTATTCTATTAGGATCAGATCCATCTTTATAACCTACCCTTCCTCCTACGGCGTAAGACCCAAAATATTTATTAAAGTTTCCAATTGCAGATCTTTGAGCTTCTTCTCCTGTCATATCTAAGGTAATATCTTTAACAATCAACCATAACCTATCTTCTGGAATTCCAGGAGCATAAGGTTTCATACTATTTACAATTTCATTTTTAAATCTTGTAAGAGCATCTCCTCCACCGTCAAAATTTACACGGCCGCCTTGATTCATATTACCTTCGAAGTTTCTAATAAGCTGAGGTTTGCCCCAATCTTCTTTTAAATGTTCAGGAACTGTGACAATGTCTTCTTCTTTTTGCGCGTATGGGTCATCGGCTAGGCCTAAAAGTGAACCAAAGTCTTGAAACCCTCTTTTAATTGATTCTAAATTTTGTTTTCCTTTTTCTGACATTTCTGGAACGTCTACATCATCAGTTAATTCTGGTATCTCATTTCTCCATTTTTGTTTTAATTTACCTACAGCTTCTTCTTCGGAAATACCAAATTGTTTTCCATATTTTTTAGCATCTTGAATTTGGTTGTAAGCCTCCCATCCTTCTTGGGCTACTTTTAGATAAGGATACGCAGTTGTTGAACCAAACAAACCTACTTTAGAAACTAAAGGAAATAATTTAGTTGCATATTTTAGTGGAACAAATCCTCTTAACGCCAACTTCTTAAGCATACGAGTACCTTTTGTATCTTTATAAAGTCCTGCCCATTTAGAAGCCGCATCAGTAAAGGCCATAGGTAAAGTTATATTAAGGGGATTGTCTCTTTCCCAATCATGCATAGTTGCAGCATATAAACCTTGAATAAGAGGCACGTCTATGTGCCCCAATGTTTTACCAATTGGGCTCATTAATTTTTTAAGAGTTTGTTTTATAGGACCTTCAGCTTGGGGAATATTTTTTACAATTTTGTTAACTGCTCCCTCTGGGTCTGCTTTAATTTTAGATGCTACACATGCATCCAAACTACCTTCAGAAAAACCTATACGGCCCCCTAAAGAAACTTTATCTCTACAATTTAAAATAACTTGAATAGCGGATTTTTGTGCTGCATTACCTTTATACAAATCAATTAATGCCTGTACAGGTTTAGCAATTTTTTCTAAAGCAGTTTTTTCTGCTGCAGTGTATTTACCTTTTTTTAAAAATTCTATAGCCGCTTCTTCTCTACTAGTAGGTAAAATTGTTGTTTTTCCTTCAGCTGTAGCTTTAACTATCTTGTTCCCCATGTTTTTATAAAAATTAGAAATAGCTTTTTTTTGTAAGTCTAATTTTCCTTCTAGTTTTGGAGAAAAAAGAACTTCTTCTAGTTGACCTGCAATATTTTTTAATTCCGGATCATTTTTTATTGCGTAAAAAGCTTGATTATCCCGTGCAGTTACAAGTCTAAAATCATTAAAAAGAGATTCAGCCATCCCAGCTTTATGATCAATTCCTACGGTGTAATAACCAGGTTTAAATGCTTGACCGGTTGAACTTCTTAAAACTCTTGTATTAATATCATCGGCAATTTTTTTAAAAGATTCTTTTTCTCCTGTAAAAGGATTTATACCAGGTTCATTTAAAAGTTCTCTTTTAGCTTGAACAACATCTCTTACTTCTTTCCACTCGGGTAAATTTGAAATTTGAGATTTAAGATCATGTATTGTGTAACCTGGAAATTTTTTAGATAAAGTTTTAAGAGCGTTCTTACTTGGCTTATTCATACCATAAAATTTATTTTTATATTTTGGATCATTATAAGTAAAAAACGTATCTTGACTTGAATACTTTTTGCCCCAAGGTATTTCGTTCAAGTTTTTATCGTATATAGTAATTTTTCCTTTTCCTTGTTTAGCCACCCACTCTCTACCGGCTGTTCTAACAGCGTACTGACTAGGAGTATCTCCTGCTACTTTTTGCCAATCATCTATACCAGCGCCTTTTCCTTGTAAAGTATCAGTAGCTATTTGTAACATTTCGTTTAAAGTATACTTTCCTCCAAGTTTAGAGCTTGAAAAACTCATTTGTGCATAAATTTCTTTATCAGGGACTCCTTCAATAAAAGAACCAACTTTATTCCATTCGGGTATGACGGCTAATGCTCCCGGAACTCTTGGTTTAGTTTTAGTTGCTGCTCGCCCTTCTTCAGTTATAGTTTTCCTGTCTAATCCAGTTTTATCCATTATCTGTTGTAGAATAGTTTTATCAAAAATAGCTTCTTTATTTCCAAGAATTTCAGCAAGAGCTTTTCTAACTTTATCGTACTTAGTATCTAATTCTGGCTGCATTTTACTAATAATAACTCTAATATCAGAAGCAGTTGGGCTATGTGATGGAACGGCTCTAAGTTGAGATCTAGCCCCAGAAGGAAGAACAGTTCCTCGTGCTATAAGTCCAAGTTTAGTTTCTCCTTTTATATTAGCATTTTCTATTGCAATTAATTTTCTAAGCAGTTCTATTTTTTTATCTCTTGCATAATCACCAGAAGTTAATGATCTAAAAAGATCATCGTCCATTCCTCTTCGAGCATAAAAAATACCAGCACTAGCACCTGATCCGTATTTATTTTTAACCCAACTACTAAATACAGGGAGATCCCCCATTTTACCTTTAGTAAAAGCATCATCTACCAACTTTTTATATTCATGAACAATTTCTAAAGATTTTGTAGGAGTCCATTTTCTTTTGGAAACATCCCATGCACGTTTAGGTTCTATAACTTTCTTACCTCTAATATAAGATCCTTGTATATCTTGAGCCGTTCCTATTACAGGTTTATCAGAAGGTGATAGATACCTTCTTTTTTGAAAGTTTTCTAATTTATCCGACGATCCATCTTTAAATTGACCACGCTCTGTCGCGTAATCCATCATCTGTTTATGCTCGGATAACTTCATGATCTACCATAAAATTTTTTTAAAGCTTCTAGTCTTTTCATGGCAGAACTAATTGTTTTAGAATTTGCATTTGAAGTATTTTTTGATTTATTTAAATTTGTTAAATTCTTTTTTAAAGAACTCATTAATTTTCTACTTTGTTTTTGCTTCAATAGTCTTAATAATTGTTCGTGTTTATTATTTTTAGTAGTTTTTATTTTAGGATTTTTAGTTTTTAAATAAGAACCAAACTTAACTGCGTCTCCGCCAGTTCTAAGATTTACTCTACCACCTTCGCTCCAGTATCCAGCCAACCGACCACTTAATTCATCTAATTCAGCTAAAGTTTCATCTCCTGTTAATTTTGCATATTCATCTGGATAATCCATTTGCATAGCAAATAGTATATCCTTGTAAGCTTGTTTACCTACGTTCACACCAACTGATCTTGGATTTTGTCCTTCGGGAGTATAAAAACTTCCATATTTTTCCATGTCTGCTTGTTCTTGAGCCCATACCTCTTCCGGAGACTTTCCTTGTAAAGAAGATGGCATAGATGGATCGTCTAAATCATATTTAAGTGCATCAATTACATTTCCTGACACGTCAACACCTGACATTTCATCTATAATAGGGCCTTCAGCCTCTGTATCTTTAAGAGCTTGAGCTAAAGTGTAATTATCCTCGTCCAACACGCCTTCCATTTGATCTGTAACAGCTTCTCCTTCCAACGTGCCTGATTGTGGCAATGAGTTAATTCCTTGTCCGCTTCCTGAACCTGTAGCAACATTTACATTAGGTCCGGTTGGGGTTTGAGATGGAGGCGTAATATTATTCATCGGCGTTTGCATTAATGGAGCCGACATAGATTGAGCTGTTCCTACTCTTCCAGCGGCGTCCGCAGCTGATTGAGCTTGTCTTTGAGCTATTTCCGCGTCTGTAAAACCAGGAATTGATCCATTAAATAATTTTATTCTCATAATTTACCTATATCACTATATTAATCTATTTTCTACTTGTCTTAGTACTTCTTTGTTGAATCCATTTAACTCTAATCCAGCGTTATGTAAGAAACCTTTAGCAATACCATCACCATTATAGTCAGCAAATTCAATACCTTTAATAAATATTCTTCTACCTGTTGTATCTAGTGAGTAGACAACTGGTATTTTGTTAATTTTAACAGATATTGGACTGTCTTGAACCATAATAAATTTACCATCTTCTTTAACATAGTGACTACCTGCAACTGTAACACCTTTGTAGTCATGTATCTCATCGGCTGCTTTAAATTGGAATACACCTGTAACTTCTCCACCTTTAGTCTGGTCACCAAGTTGTATTTCTTTAATTTTCTTTTCAGAACCATCAGCCATTTGCACAAGAGTATTAGGATCAAAACACCAACCACCGCCGGTGATGCTGCCGCCACCGCTGCTTGATGGGGAGCTGCTTTGGTTATTTCCGCCTTCGTTTCTTGCATACATTCTTTGTTGAGCTTCATATGCTTCTCGTTCTCTTCTAGCTTTCGCTTCTGCGGCTGCTTGTGCCGCCGCCGCTTGTTCTCTTGCGTCTGCTTCTTGTTGAGCTTTTGCTTTTGCTGCTGCAATACCTGCTCCGCCTGCTGGTCCATCTGAAGATGGAATATCTATAGGTCCTCTTTCTAATAATTCATCACGTCGGTCAATGTCGCCAGATATTTCTTTATCTGAAGGTTTTGAATCAGCGACTGAATCTGCAATACTTTTTACTACTCCTAATCCAGGAAGAGCTAAATTCATTAAACCAGATATGGCTAAATTTTTTATATCTACTCCTTGCCTAGCAATATTTTCTACTATATTTCCAATTTTTTCTCCATGTTTAGCAACCACATCTTGTCCTTTAGAAACTGTTTCTTTTATACTTTCCCAAAAACTAGGGTTTGAATAATCTGTAGGAAGATTACTTTTGCTAACTAATTGGTTTAATTTTGCTATTTTTTCCGCTTCACTAGCATCTCCTGTAGTAACACCAGCCATTCTATCTTTTGTTTCTACAATATTTAAATCTTTTGCGGCTTCTGCGGCACTAGCATCTCCTGTGGATAAAAAATCAATAGCTAAATCTAATTTTTTTGGAGTAGATGAAAGAGGAGTATTATTATTGTTATTATTATTGTTATTATCAAAAGTAACGGTTGGATCTGCAGTCGCAGATTTTGGAGTTACAGTATTTATAGTTGGAGCAACGCTTGGTGCTGAAAAATCAAATTTTACGCTTGGATATGTTCCTGTCGAGCCACTCGCTGCTTGCGGCGCGTTGCCAGAGGCTAGCTGCGAGGAGCTAGTAGGATATAAACTTAACGGAGCTGTTACATTTCTTGCAATAGCGTCTGCTTTTGATTGAGCTTTTCTTTGGTCTATTTCTTGCTGAGTAAATGGATTAGATCCAGTGGCTAAATTTACTCTTTCAGTAAGTTTTTGTGTTAAAATTTCTTCTAATTCTGGAAACTGTTTTGAATTAATTAATTCTCTTAATCTCATTTGTTTATGAGCGTCTGATTCTTGTGAATCTTGTAATTTTTTATCCCTTACTTTATTTATTAAATCTACAAAACTTTTTTCTACTTTAATTTCACCTCCCAGCGCATTTTTAGTTCTGTCTGTTGGATCAAAATCTTCCAACAGTTGTTTTTGCTCTTGATCTTTTAAAAGCTGCTTTCTAAGTTCCTCTTCCTGTTTTGGAGTTAAAACATTTGGATCATATTGACCGAGTCCTTTTGTTTTAGGTGTTAAAACAGTAGGGTGAACGCTTTCTCTTAATAACTCTACATAATGATTAAAACTTTCACCTTGTCTAAACACATCTCCAATCTCATCAATTTGGTCTAAGGCATCTTCTCCATAATATCTTCTAAATATATTTATTGGATCACCCTCGGATGTTTGTGCATAAACTTGAAGTGCATCATAATCATCTTCACTTAATTTTAATTTACCAGCGTCTGCTTCTTGTCTCATAAAAAATCTTACAGCAGTTCTAATATTTCCTTTCTTATATCCTTCTGCCATTATCTTTTGACCCTTTAGAATTTCTTTCATTATGCCTCCAGGAGTAGTATCTTGAGAAGTCTTTTTTAATTCTTCTACTAATTCTTTTAGTTTCTTCATATTAGTCCCTAGACTCTCGGCACCTTCGGTAATCTCTCCAGTCGGATCGCCTGATGCAATATCATCAGTTCTTTTCTTTAAAGTCTGTTCAGCTGTTTCTTCTAGATATGGTCCTTCTTTAAAAGGTTTGCCGGTTCTTTTCTCAACTTCTTCTTTTTGTTTTTTTGTTCTAATTTTTTTCTCTTTACCAATTTTATCAAGTTTTGCTTCTAGCTCTGTTAAATTTAATTTTTTAGCTTCATCAGTTGATTTTATGCCTTCGGCAATCTCTACTCTTTTGTTAGCGTCCTCTATTGCTTTATTAAGTCTATCTACTTCTTTTTGTATTTTATTGGCACCTTCTTCATCTCCACTCTTTCTTACAAAATCTATAAAGTCGTCACCTTCTTTTTCATCAATAACTTTTTTAATATCCGGAGTAATGTTTTTAGCTTTTACCTTGTCCCATTCTTTTAACAAATCGTCTTTCATTGGACTTCCAAAAACATCATCAGCTGGTCCTAATGTTTCATCTAAATATTTTTCATACTCTTTTTTAGTGGCAAACTCTTCAGGTTTTCTAACACGGCCTTCTTGTTTTTTAATAGGCACCACCTCGCCTTTGCTTTTACTAGGAGTTCCTTTTGTACTTTTAAATAATTTTTCTATTTGTAATTTTAATAAATCAGATACTTCACCAAACTCTTGTTTTGCAAAACGCAAAATATCGTCTTTTTTTATTCTTTTATTATTTTTTATAAAACTTCTAGCTGCTTTTAAAAATTTTAAAACTTTTATTCCTAATGATGTTGCCATTAATAATATTCCTGTTTACGTTTTGGTAAAATTTCGTCCTTGTAATCTTCAGGATGGGTAAGAAACCCTCCTTGACGAAATCGCATGAGCGCTTGAGTCATTGAGTCAACAAGGTCATCATGATCCCCAAAGGGAAAAGCCGCACATTCTTCAATTACTTGCTGCGCAAATTCCATTTCTTTAGGAGCATATATCATACCAGATTCAAATAAAGGTGCAACCGCGTTTACACGGGTATGTTTGTCATTTCCTTTAGACGGGGTAAAATTTACTACTGGAATTCCCATATTTCTAAGTTCATAAGTTAGAGGAAGCCCACTAGCTTTAGCCTCCACAATAACAGATTCAGGCTGCCAATAATCATATTGTTCTTTGGCCAATCGTCTAAGCTCAGGAAACTCGAACCTATCTTTAATTGCATCTAGTAAAATTAGACTAAACGGAGAATCTTCATTTTTTTTAAAAACACCCCAAGTGGTAATTGCACTAAAATCTGCTGTCTCTTTTTTCATAAACGCTGTGTCATAAGATTGAATAACATGATCAAGGGGTGGAATATAATCTTTGTCCCAATCTATCCACCATTCCCGTTTTATAATTGCTCCTTCTTCCGAAGTAGGATTTTGCATATATTGAGCATTCCACTTGGTTAAAGGAATCGAAGCTTTGACTGCATCTAAATCTTTTTTATTCCAGTATTCAGGCCAAACAGGTTTATCACTTGGAAGAATAGCTGGAAATTCTATAATTTCCCATTTATCTGCTTTAACTTCTTTTTGTGCTCTTACTAACCGTCCTGTTAAATCTTTTTCATTCCATCTTGTCATAACAACAACAATAGAACCCCCAGGTTGAAGACGTTGTCTTGGACCAGAAGTAAACCAGTCATAAGTTCTATCTAACGCAACTCGATTCATAGCGTCTTGTTCAGTATGAGGGTCATCAATAATTAATAAATCTGCACCTCTACCTGTAATAGCTGATCCAACACCTGCTGCGTAGTATTCGCCACCTTGGGCTGTCTCCCATTTTCCAGCGGCCTGACTATCTTCCTTAAGTCTAGTTTTAAAAACCTGCTGATATTCGGGAGAATCAATAAGTTGTTTTGCTTTTCTTCCAAATCTAACCGATAATTCCGTAGTGTTAGTAGATTGAATTATTTTTAATTTAGGATTTTTTCCTACCATCCACGCCGGTAATAAAAAAGAAGCAAATTCTGATTTAGTATGCCTTGGAGGCATATTAATAATTAAACGTTTAATTTTACCTTCAGATAATTCATTAAATTTATTGGCTATTTTTTTATGATGAGCTCCTTCAATAAAATCAGGCCAAACATGCCTTACAAAGCTTAAAAAATCTTTTCGTATAGAAGATTCTTTTTTCTTTTCGTGATATTTTAAATAAGTTTTATAAAACTCTTTTTTTACATCACTAGGCAGTTTCTCTATATCTTTTAAATTAATATCCATTTTGAAAAAATTTTTTATAATTTTTTTGCATCTTTTTTTCAGATGTTTCAAATGAATTTACCATCTATAAACGTCTAAATCAAGCTTTACAGGTCAAAGCAGTGGGACCCCTTTTTAAAAAGTAAGGGTCGATGTTTATATATTTAAGTTTAAGTATTTGATTGACGTGGTACCTCTATTGAGGACGTGGCGCGCGTTAGCGCGCCACTCGTGACTAGTCTAACAGAACATAGTATTCTTTTGTAAAGTGTCGAGAAAACCAGTCAAGACCTTCTCTTACTGTTTTATAATCTCCCAACATTTCAGAGCCGATGATTACATCATACACAGCGATAGCAAATGCCGGCAATGAGCAAGACTCACCACCAAATCTATTTCTTACTGTGTCTTGTTCAGTAGATAGAGATTCTTTAGCTACTAAAAATGGTAGAGTATATCTTTTACCTTTGTACTCTACTGATTGTTTTACTTTCATGTTATTTGTCATTCTTATACTCCATATTAAATGTTTTATTTACTTGATTAGCTGTATAATTACTACCAATCATGAAACCCAACCAAAGCAATCTCTTTTCTTCTGGTATGTGTTTGTCCATATATTTTACAACTTCGTTTTCTGTTTCAAATGTTACAACGAAATTGTTTGTTTGTAATGTTATACTCATATTATACCTTTCTGTTAATAGGACTATCCTATATTATTGACTATCATTGTCAACACCTATTTTTTCAATAGTGTTTTGTCCCCAATGTGATTTTGTTTTATGATATCCCTCGGTTATTCTTCTGTGTTCAATAAATGGCGGCAATGTTCTTCGTGCAATACTTTCCATATTTACTGACAGCCAATTACTCTCGCAAGTTTGACTACAAAAGTATTTATCTCGCTCGCCATAATAACTGTTTCTACTATCATAGTCAGCATTTATTCTGGCATATCTCCCACGAATTATGCCTTTAGATTTTAGAAACCTATCTTGTGTTGGTCTAGTATGGCAATATGGTCCTTGGCAAAAATGTTTGTTAGGCATTAAAACCTAACTTTCCAACTGCCTTTTGCAGTTCTATATCCTTGTGCGTCAGTATCAAAATAGGTTATTAAACTTGCACCAACTTTAGATGTCCAATATCTGCATTGGTCAGTCCATTTGCCATTTCTAGTTATATGCTTTTTGTCCTTATTAGAATAATAAGTGATTGTAAATTGTTTGTTTAGTTCCATTGTTTTTTTCCTTTCTGTTATGGGACTATCCTATATTATAGAATAGTCCCTGTCAATAGCTTAATTTAAATTATTCTGCTTTTCGTATTCCTTTCTAATCGCTATTTTTTGCTCTCTAGTCATGGTTGTATTCTTCATACCTTTAATCATACTCGCTAGATTTTGTGGATTGTAGATTGTCAAACCTGTTGAATTACATCT